GATGAGGTACTTCACTAGTTCAGCTCCACTTTCTTCGCAGTGGCCTTGACACCCGAAGCTCGCAGCGCGCCGACGGCGATCCCGGCGATGTAACCGAGTTCGTAGCAGGCCGCGAGCGATGTATGCCCGCGAAGGATGCGGTAGCAGCTTAGCAACTTCATGTACATCTTACAGGCCCAGACCTTTCAGCACAGCGATGAACAGCTGCCACTCGATGAGTAGCGTCGCCAGAATCAGAAATTCTGACACGGCAATCCAGAACTCGCGCTGGCGTGAAATCTCACGCGAGGCGTAGTAGACTTCGAGGTCGGTCATTTCTTACCACCAACTATGAGTTTCCAACCGTTCTTGAGCGTCTTCGTCTTGATGGGTTCTTCGGGCAGGCCCCAGGCGAACCCCAAGCCCTGACCCGTGTGCATCTTGAACACGGCCTTCCATGGGATGGCGCAGGTGTACGGCGTCCGCTGAAAACTCAGCGTGCCGTAGATGCCGGTCTCGTCCAAATGCATGTCAGGGATGTGAATTGGCAGGTTCAGCCCGAACTGCAGACACAGTTCGGGCTGGTGCTTGAGCCAGGGCGGGACCGTGACGTCCGCGCCGCGGGGATCCAGGCTGACGAACAGGTCGTCCGCGGACAGGATCCATCTGGCTGTCTCTAGCTTGCTGAGGATTTGGGTCATACGTGCTTCCAGGTGCGTCGAAGCACAACGCTGTTGACCCGCCTGAAACTGACGCCGAATTGCAAGGCAATGGCACGCTGCGTAACTCCAGCTTCGTGTAGTTTGCGCATTTCGACTACGTCTGTCTCGGTGAGCACCGCGTTGTGGTGCTGGCTCCCGCGATGCGCGCCGAGTGCGCGTCCGCGGTTGACTTTATCTTGCATGTTGTCAGCTGGAGTACCGGGACGTAAGTGAGCCGGATTGCAGCAAATCGGATTGTCGCAGCTGTGTAGAAGAGAGAGCCCGTGCGGAATCGCGCCGATGTAAAACTCGTACGTAACGCGATGCGCTAATAGAGAGCGCCCGCGAACGGACAGCCGTCCGTAACCATTACGGAATGTTGTCTGCGTCCAGGGCCAGCAGGACAGTTCTCCGCCGCTGCGGTCTATGAACAGACCGAGCGCCGTCTGAACGCAGGTCGGAGGTCTTCCGGTCACGGCAACTTCTTTCCCGCCAGGCGAAGTTCCAGCTCGCGCTTGCGCTCCTGCGTGAACGACACGAGTTCCGCCATTTGCTTGAGAAAGTTCTCGAGCGCGGCCTTTTGCAAGCGATTGGACTCGACCAGGTGTGTCAGTTTTTCTGACAGGGCGGACACGTTGGCGCGGTCGTAGGCCACCCAACGACGAAACATGTCCCAGACAGCCAGACTGACGGCGGCTACGCTTATCGCTAGGTACATCCTAGTCCACCTTCGTTGTCGGGGCAGTTTCCACAGGATCGGCCTCGTACTTGTGCCGAGCCATCTTTGTACTTTCGATGCGACACTGCTCGACCACCTTGGCCATGAGCGGCGTGAACCTCTGGTTCTCGGCGAAGACCTCGCGGTAGACCTCGGCGCCGCGGTGGTAGAGCACCACGGCCGCGGCGAACTTGCCGGGGCGGTACTCTGGGACGATCTCCAGGGCTAGCTTGTCGAACTTGACCATGTCAGAAATACTAGCACCGGGCCTTCACGGGCGCAAGCCGGAGCCGTTAGAAAAACCTGCGTCTAGAGTCATGGTTCCCAATCCTTGTCTATTGCGAATTCCAGAAACTCCGGCGGCCGCGGCATCCCGAGGCAGCGCTTCACGAGCTGCGGCCCCCAAGAAGTGCCGTAGAGGCTCCGTCCGTACTTCCAGTTCATGAACCTACAGATCCGTGCCGAGTGGAACCCCGCCGCAGAGAGGTCATGCACCAAAGCTACCATCTCGCGCCCGAACTGGCTGGACAGCATCCCCGGGCGGCCGACTTGTTTTCCGTTCGCCTTCGCGGCGGCCATTGCCGCCTTCGTGCGGCGGCGAATAAGGGACACCTCATACTCGGACATGACGTCCAGCATGCGGCGCATCATCAGACTCTCGGGTGTCTCGTCGGAGGTGTCCTCGCGGACGGTCAGAATACGGCACTTGTTACGCGAAAACTCGTACTCAAGCATGGCCCCCACGGACACGTCGCGCGAGAGGCGGTCACGGGCCGCCACGATCAAGAACCGCGCGTGATTCTTGTGGACGCTCTCCAGGGCGTCCATGAGCGCCGGTCGCTGGTCCATGGGGGACCGCCCCGATACACCCAGGTCCTCGTGCCAGGCCGCGATCGGGATGTCGTTCTCGGCCGACCAGGTCAGGATTTCTGTCTTCTGGGCCTCGGGGCCGAGGGCCTGCTCGTCAGTCGAGACGCGGATGTACCCCACGGCGCACTCTGACGACTCGAGCTTGGGGCGGCGGGGGAACCGAGCCTTGCGGTCGAGTCGCGGGGGGCGTCGTTTGTAGCCGGCCATGTCACTATTTCTGACTCAACTCGCGCGCATCCGCAAGGGCAATTTCTAGGAGGCGGTTTGACAGGTGCGTCGTATCGGGAGGGGTGTACCGCCGCGAGACCGCCCACTGGTCGGCGTAGCGCAGAGCAACGGGCGCAGGGGCGTTTCGTGGCCCCGGTGAACCCGCCTGAAACCGTTCCAGCGCGCGCCGGCCCCGTAACTTCTCGACGTACCTGGCGTAGCGCCATTCTCGCCACGTCAGGTACATCTCGGGATCGATGAGGTCACGTAGCATGTCACGCCATCCCGGTGAAGGGGTCCGCATCCAGGGCGGCGCGTACGTTACGCTGTATGTTTTCATTTTTCCCTCGACAGTTCTCTCAATCGCTCGAACGGGACCACGCGGCGGATGGCTGCGCAGGCCTCGGGTGAGTTGATGCAAGTGCCCCTAAGCGCGTAGTAGCCCTCCTCGCGCAGCCGGACGCCCCCGAAGCGTAGCAGCCACGACAACATCTCGAACTCGTCCGCACACGCCTCCCAGGCCTGGCGTGCGGTTGAGAACTGCCCCGCCCAGGCGATGGACTCCTCGCACGCGCCGAGCTTGGTCAGCTGTCTTTGGAGCAGACTCAGGGGCATGTTTTGGACGAGGTAGGTGTGCGTCTCTTGGCGGGCGCGCTGGGCCTCGGGGGATGCGTCTACGCACGCGTGCAGGTGCCTCACGTGCAACTCGGCCTCTACGTCAGGCAGGACGCCCCGTCTCCGCCACTCCTTAGCTAAGACCTTGAGCGCGCGGCGCATGCTCGCGCCGGTTCCTGGTTGGTTGATCGCTGTGTAGAGGGTCATTCGCCACCTGTGCGGGGTATACGTCGTCCATCCTCTGCACGATCGTATAGATCGTAGGGGTTGTGTGCTGCTGCAGGCTCCGCCTCCGGGCGCTTGATCTCCGCCTTCAGCCGCTCGATCTCCAGCTGCGCTGCGGCAAGGCGGCCCTCAAATCCGGCGCGCGAAGCCTTCAACCGCTCGATCTCGATTTGGAGCTCGGATTTCTGTCGCAAGAGGGTCTCGACCTGCTTCTCTGCCAGGCGCCAGACTTCGCGAAGCCGCTCGATCTCGTCCTGAGCGTTGTGCAGGCGCCCTTCCAGACGCCGGAACTCTTGCATCCCGACACCCGACAGCTGCGCCTTCAGCCGCTCGATCTCGGCCGCTAGCTCGGTCAACTCGGTCTGTAGCGTCGAGTTGTCTGCCACGAGTGTGGCCACCGCCCGCGCCAGCCCGTCGCTGAGGCTCTTCAGCCGCTCGATCTCGGCCTCCGCACGTCCGAGCAACTCCCGATAGCGGTCCTTGTCACGAATGTGGCGCTTCAAGTCCTCGTCCGTAGGCTCGGCAGCGCACTTGGCCCGCACGGCGGCGCGCTGGCCCAGAATAGCTCCTCGGATCGCGATGCGGGTTTCCCAGGAGCCCACACCGGGGATAGCGTCTGCTGTGCGTTCGCAGTGCGCCAGCTCCGCCGCCTCGTCATGGGGCGGAACCGAAGCCGCGCGCATGAGCGCGATGGCGGTGTCGAGGGCCGCACGTTCGTGCTTCGTTTCACCCATGCCCAGCAGGGCGTTGATCTCATTCTCGTACATTACTTCACCTCCGTATGACACCAATCAGGATGAGCGTTCTTGTCGTGGTTGCAGGTGGGGCACTTTCGATCGGCCGCGCGCATGAGCGCGATGGCGGTGTCGAGGGCCTTGTCATTTATGCCACCCGTGTTTGGGCGCAACAACTCTAACACCTTGATCTCATTCTCGTACATTACTTCACCTCCGTCATGGTTGGTCTTCGTCGATGCAGCATATGCAGAAGTCCGACTCAGCGGCCTGCTGGCGCGCGATCTCGCGCTTGAGCAGGTAGTAAGCACGCTTCCAGTGCGTGACATCGACGCGCATTACGGCCAGCTCGGCCGCGCACTCCGCTCGCACGGCGGCGCGTTCGCGCAGGATAAGTTCTGCTGCGAGGCCCCTCACCTGCTCGTCCGTGTATGTGTCGGCTACCTGCTCAACGGAGTCTACTACACGTAGGCAGTGCTCCCGCTCCGCCGCCTCGTCCTTGGGCTGGGCCGCGCGCATGAGCGCGATGGCGGTCTCCAGCGCAGTGTCTCCGCGGGTCATCTTCGCCTGTAAGTTCCTGATCTCATCCTCGTACATCGCCAAACTCCTTGAATATCCGTAGAAACTCTGAGGTCCGGTCCTCACTCCCTGGAATATACACGATCGCGTTCCCGTGTCCAGGCGACGGTGCATTCTGACCAGCGAGCGGATGAAAGCATAGGCGCTTGTGTGGGATACAGATCGGGAACGAGATCATGCCCGCATTGTGTCTGAGGTGCTCGAGCGTGAACCCGATATAGACGCAGCCCCGCACGTGTGAGTCCCGGAGCTTGGTCCAGAAGAGGAAGGGCAGGCCGTACTTCTTGCCTCCGAGCTTGACCCGACCACCTGGCGGGTTCAGGAGCACGCGCTCACCCGTCCAGTCCTCAGCCAGGCCGTTGTCGCTCCAGCTGTCGGCACGGACCCGCAGATTGGCCTCGGCCGAGCTGCACGGGTCGAACGTGATCGAGCCCATGGTCTCGCGCGCGGCCTCGATCACGTCCTGGGGCGTGCCCCACTCGGCGCTCTTGGCTAAATGCTGGACTACGGGCATGGTCTCACCTCGAGCGCGAACAGACCGTTAGGGCCCTCGCGAAGGTCGAACTCGACCACCTCGCTGCCACGCGCGAACATCTTGAGCTCCGTGTGGTGGACGAACACGTCCTTGCCCTCGTAGACGATAAAGCCGTAGCCCGCCACACCGTTGAACCAACGTATCACACCCTTACACCTTGACATAGATACCTTTCAGCGAGCCTGAAACCTTGAGCCAGCTACCGCGGCGCAGTGAGTGTACATCGCCGTTATGGTCGATTCGGTACGTGCCAGAGACCCCGACCCTGACCTCGACCTTGCGGTATCGCCCCGCCGCTGTCGGGTTCCGTACCAGGAGCTTGAGCGCGGCTTCGATGGTCTTGATCCCGTAGACGCTGCGCACGAGCCGCGGGTCGCAACCCCGGGCCATATCCTCGATCACACGTAGCATAGGACCGAGCCTTTCTTCTGTGCCTGGAAGGTGACGGCGCGCTGGAGACTGTAGAACTCGAACACCGCGCCGTCGACCAGGATTACTGCGAACTTCGTCATGACTCGAGCGTAGCTGAGACCCGCGAGCGGGCAAGCCGATTTGCGAGCCACTGCCCTACGGTCTGGCCCCCAGGTAGGATAGCCTGGTGTGAGGGAAGGGCGAAGTAGACGATAGAGTGCTGGACGTAGGGCCGGCTCGGGACGTAGTGCTTGGTTGCTTCTCCGAGCCCCACGAGCTCGCCAATCTCGCCGATGTGCAGGTGTGCTCCCACGGGGCAGATCAGGTCATCGGGCGTCGACCTGTAGCAGAGCGTGGTCAGTAGGTCGAAGTCAGTATGCAGCGCCGAGCCCGCGCCGATCGGGTACTCGAGCACGCGCAGCGCGCCCGCCGAGAGATCGGGCCAGAACTCGGTCGGGACCCCGAGCTTCTCCGCGTACGTGACCGCCTCGTCGTGCGCCTGGTAGAGGAAGCTGCGCGCCCAGGACGGCGGGTCGTATTGGAGCGCGACGTGGAGATAGCGCTTGTCCGTATCCACGACCCCGTCGCCGTTAGGCAGCTCGCGCACGGTCGGGCGATAGCCCTTGTAGCCAGCGTCGAACAGGGTGTGCAGCATCTGATAGTCGGCTTGGGTGAAGATCATGGCAGCTCCCGACGCTTGCGGCCGTTCGTGAGCACCCAGGACCTGCCCTCGTCATCGGCCTCGAACCAGAGCTTAGACCAGGGCCCGCGCACGGTGAACACCCACGTGGTGCCAATCGAGTACACCTTGTGGAAGGTGTCGCGGAACGTGCCAATGATCGCCCCGGCGTGGTGGTAGTTCCAGCCGCCAGCCAGGTGCTTCTCGGTCAGCAGGCCCCACAGGACCAGGCTCCAGCAGTTGAACGCGTGCGAGTGGTAGACCTCCCGGCTGCCCGCGTCGAAGCGCAGGATCATGACCGAGAACAGGCTCTTGAACTCGCAGAGGACGTAGGCCGTGACGTTCGAGTCCGGGCCGCCGTCTTTGCATTTCTCAAATAGTCGCATCTTGCATCATCTCCCGGTTCTCGGGCAGGCACCGCGCCAGCCGAGCGGGTCGAGGTCTCATCTCGTGTAGGTCGCACCACACATATTCGTGGCAGTAGGTCACTATGTTGTGTGCGCCGCCATTGTAATCGCCTTGGGTCCAGTCAGGGCACTTGATCAGACAGTCCAGGTCTAGGTCCGATGCCGGCAGCGTCTGACACCGAGGCATGATGTACCAGCAGTCTCCTACCGCCAGCACCGGGACCACACCCTGCGCAGGCTCGCGCAGCATCTCGCGAGCGACAGCGAGCTCGCTCTGGAACTCGGTGAGCTTGACCATCTTGTCGCCCCAGCGGAGCATCCAGCTCTGGCCACCCTGGCGGCGCGGCATGGTCGACCCGGGCCACATCTCTGCCCATGCCCGGGGCACGGTCCTGCCACGCGGGATCAGGGTTGCGAGAGACACATCGTCTCCTTGCGCCACTTGTTGCGCGCTTCGAACTTGCCCCGGACCGAGACCTCGCGCGATGCCGCGACGTAGTCCTGGGCATCCAGGCAGATCTTCAGGTGTCGGTATTTGCTCAAGCCGAAGGCCCCGATCTGGAACGCGATGTCGAGGCAGACCAAGCGGCACGGCTCGGGCATCTTGGTCGTGTCCCAGCCGTATCTCTGGATCAGCTTCTCGATCTCGGTCACGCGCCGCTTGAGGAGCCGCAGGCAGGACTCCTTGGTCGCGCGCGCGCGGGTGTGCGGCGCGTAGTAGCCCGGGGTCCGGCCCAGCTCCAGGTGGAGGACTGCGTCGTACCCGGAGAGCGCGAGCAGGCGCGCGTGCACCGGGGAGCAGCCGGGCGCGACCCAGTCCAGGTCAGCGGTCAGCTGCGTGCGCGTGACTGTGCACCCGACGCCAATCGTGACTCGGCCCTCAGTGCACAGGTAGGGGAACTGGATCAAGCCTTCGTGGGCTATCAACACATCCTCGATGGTTTTCATACGCTCTCCAGCTCGACGTTATAGTCGGCCTCTTGGGACAGGGCGCGCGCGAGGTCCTGCGAGGACCTATTAGGCAGCAGAACGGCCGAGAAACAGCCGGCCTCGACCATCTCCTTAGCCTGGCCTAAGGTCGCGCCTGTGTGCTCACACACGCAACGGATGGCATAGATCTTCTTAGCGCCTAGGCCGGGCTTGAGTGTCACTCGGACCGACACTCTGGGTTTCGGAGAAGCCATGGTGATTAGCACCTTAGCGGTCTCCAGGTCCGAGGTCTCGGCTGTGAAGGTCTCACACTCGATCTTGATTCGCATGTCTAAGGTCTAGCCCTGGCGCTAGACCTCGTCAATCCGAATCGCGACCATTGCTGACCACCACGAGCTGGACCGTTTCCGAGACCGTGACCGAGATCCCTTCCTTCATGTCGCCACATGCCTGCATGAGGAGCTTGAGCGCGTCCAGGCGCACCTTCCACTCGATCCCCTCGCCCGCAATGCCCGAGGCGATCTGCGCGCACAGGGCCAGGCGCTCGTTCCGCTGCAGGAGCTTGAGCTCAGGCCTGCGCGAGATCAGCTCGATGGCCGCCGCCGAGGTGCGCGCGCGCTCATCGAACATCTCCTGCGTGACGGCCAGGGGCGTGTAGCCGAGCGCGTCCGAGATCGGGCTCACATGCCCACCCCGGGCTGAATTGGGTGTGCCCTTGTAGTGGTCTAGCGCCTCCTTACAGACTTGTTTAGAGATCCCAAGCTCCTTGCGGACCGTCTCCCGGTCCTCTCCGTTAGCCACACGCTCGCGCAGCTCTTCTCGTTTGTTCATTTTCCGTACCTCTCCAGGTAGTCAGCGGCTCGTGCGAGGCTCTCGCGTCGCTCCTGAAACATACCGACGCCGGTGTTACATCGTGTACACAGCAGGCCACGAACCGCGCCTGTCTCGTGGTCGTGATCCACACACATGGCCGCGCGGGTGAACGGCGTCAGCGTACTGTCGCATATAGCGCACAGTCCAGACTGTGCGCGCCAGAGTAGGTCAAGAAACCAGACTCGGACGCGATATCGACGCCCGAGTCGAACGGCTCGCTGGGCCTGAGATGCGTGCCATGCCCTGCTCCGTTCTCGCTGGGCCGGGGTATTGCGGTATGCGAGTTTGGCATCCTTCGCATGCTGATTCTGATTCCAGCGCCGCATATACTCTCGTTTGCGGGCGCGCTTACAGGGGTCGCACACGCCGTCAATATGCCCACACGGGCGATAGACTCTAGACATTCTGTAGCTCCTGCACAGCCTCATCGAAAGGGATCTCGGTCTGGCCCCGAGCCAGGGCGTAGAGCACATGGTCCGGCAACACGCCGCCGTGCGCCGCGCGATACCCGCGTGCGTAGCTCAGGCGATCGGGCCAGGACTCGACCCGTACGTTGAGCTGTGCGGGCTCCGGTGCTGGGCGCGGGGGCTTCGGTGCCGGCAGCGGGCCACGCTCTGGTTTAGGTGCGGGCTCGTCCAGGATCTCGGACAAGTCAGGCTCGGCTGTGCAGCGACACTGGAAGTCGCCTCCTGGGTGCTCGTGTCGGCCGTCCGGGCTCACAACAGGGGGCTTGTCCCAGGTGTGCTTCGTGTTGTTCAGCCGGCGATGTATCGGACGCACGCGCTGGTCCGCGCTCGTGACCCAGATGTAGCCCTTGATCCCGAGTTCCTCCGAGCGGCGCTGGACGATCGCACCGTTCAGCTTCCCGATCTGGTCGCGCGCGATCAGGACCGCGTGCCGCTCGGCGATCGCGAACCGGTCCGACAGCGCGCGGGAGAGCTTGTCCCTGGTCCAGGCCTCGGCGTTGGCCTGGCGGATGACCCGGGCTACCTGCGCTTGCGTGGTCCGCTTCAGCTTCGAGATCAATGATACGTTTTGTCGGATGATATCGTCGACGCCCGGCGTTTCGTCCGCTGCGTCGAGCCGCACGCCACGCGCGCGCAGCCAGGTCTCGAGCACCCGGCTGCGCTGCTTCGCGGCCTCGGTCAGGGCTTCACGCGGGCTCGGAGTCGCCCATAGGCCCGTCGTCTTCCAGCGCCTTATCATCGCCCGCAGGAGCCGGGCGTACGTCGCGTGCGAGCCCTCGGTCAGGGGCGGGAGTCTTGGGCGTCGGCGTGAAGGCATCGGTTCCTGCTGAGCCTAGCATAGCTTCGGCTTGTGTCTTGTCTACCTGGTAGGCGAGCTGGATGATTGCCGAGGCGGAGTCACGCGGTAGCGTCCCTGCTGCCACCTGGGTCACGATCTCGACCAAGCTCGTTACCTGGGCGCCGTTCAGGACCGTGGACTGGATGTCGGCCTGCTCCTGCATCGGGTCCACGCCCTCGGCCGGAGCTTCCTCGCGCGCCTCAATGTGGATGTAGGGCTCCTCGCCGCTCGTGCGCGCTGTCGCGATCTCGCTCGGGAGGAACACCCCCGCCGTCACGTACGCCGTGTCCGCCTGCGCGCGCACGGCGGCGAGCTGGGCCTGCTTGCTGGCGTGGTTGGGGTCGGGGTCATGCATGCAGACCTCGGCCTCGCCGCCTCCCATGAGCCCCACCAGGCGCTGTATCGCGGGCTGGATGACCAGTGCCTGCATCGTGCGTGCCTGCGCGTACCAGGTCTCCAGGTCGCTCTGGCCCGTGGCGTTCAGTCCGGCCGGTGCCTCGCCCATGAGGATCGTCACCGGGATACGGCCGGCAGCGGCGACGCGGGTCGCAAGCCGGTCCAGCAGCTCGGGCACGCCGCCGAAGCTCTGACTCACGTTCGTGTAGCTCTCGCCGTCCGCGTCGATCACCATGGCCTTGGCGACGCTGCGCATCATGGCGATGATCTTGAATCGCGCGCTCAGGCGCTCCTCGCCCTCGGCCGATGCCAGGATCGCGGCCAGGTCCTTGACGCCGTACACCGGCTGGGACGCGGTCTGGAGCAGCAGGCTCGCGCTGGCCCAGCCCAGGCCCATCTCCTCGAGCACGGACTTGACTGGCTGCAGGACGCTGTAGTCCCACCAGTTATTGATCTGTCGCTCCTGCTCGCCCGTGCGCGCGCCCCCGAACAGGACCAGGCGGTCTCTGTGCACCAGGGTCAGGGACGCACGGCCAGCGAGCTGGAGCTGCACGAGCTCGGGCAGTCCGTAGCTCGGGCTGTTCGGGTCCGTGACATGTTTCGTGATCGTGGCCTGGCGCCGGTCCCAGGGCGTGAGGTTCCTTAGCTCGCCGCCCTTCGGCGAGGGCTGGCTCATGTCCTCTCCCGAGCCCGCAAGCCCGAGGATCAGGCCGCCGCCGCCGCATGTTCGCCCATAGACAAGTGCCTTGGTTAGCAGCTCGTCCAGGTTCAGTGCCTCGACCTTGGCGCGCCAAAGCTTGTCTGCGTCCGCGTCTCCGGTCTCTACGTGCCAGCCTTGCCGGAGCGCGGCCTCGACCGGGGCCTCGATGATGGTCCGGGCCAAGTCGTTGTTATGATACAAGGAGAACGCTTCCTCCGGCGAGACCAAGCACTCGGGCTGCCACGCAGCGCGGCGCGCGGTCCCGCCCAGGCCGGTGCTCGCGGCCCACCAGCCGTCATAGCGCGCTTCGGCGGTCTTGATCGCGGTCTTGATGTCCTTGAGGATGCTCATGATGTATGTATCCTAGCCTGAAGTCCGGTGGCGGTCGAGGTATTGAATCGCGGCGCGGAGTGCGTCCGGGTCTTCACGGAACAATCCGATCCCCGTGTTGCAGCCATGACACAGTAGGCCTCGGACCTTTCCTGTAGTGTGACAGTGGTCTACATGTCGTTGTTTAGGCGTCTTGAACGGACGCGCACACGATGCGCATGCCTGACCCTGCGTCTCTGCCATCGCCTCTACCTGCTCCGGTGTCAAGCCAAACTTAGCTCGGAGCTGCTGGGCGCGGGACGCATCGCGGACGTGCTTGTTCTCCCGGTATCTGCGTTTCTGGGCAGTACGCACATACTCCCGAAACTCTGGATCGTCCTTACGTGCCTGGTATCGTCGCGCCTCGGCCTCCGCCCAGCGATTTTTCTTCTCCGGAGTGGTGTTCGCTGCCTTCCAGTCGCGCATGTACTGGCGTCGCGCCAGACATTTCGCGCACGGAACTTGGCTGTGCTTACAGGCTTTCATCCCTGCCTACCGAGTCCGGCCATAAACGCGCTGGCGAAGGATGTTGTGAGCTTCGACACCTCTAGACCTGCGCGGCTCGCTGCGTCGATCAGGTCTATCTTGCCCAGCCGTTTATTAGGAAAGATGGTCATAGCCGTAAGTAGCTGCTCGTTCCACGGGGCGCGCACGATGTAAGCGGGCGCCTTTCGGCTCTGCGGGTCACACATAGCAGACAGGATCGAGGCGTAGGTTACCTTGTCCTTCGTAGCCGGGATGTGTCGGATATCCGCGGCGGGGTACGCCTCGCGCAACGCCTTGGTCAGGGTCTCGTTCTGGTCCTTCCCCGCCTGTCCGGGGTCCTGCCAGAGAGCCTGCACAGTGCCGCGCCCGTCGGCCTTGACGTAGTGCGCCTGCCACGCGGTAACCGCTCCGGGCTCCAGGTTCTGCTGGTCCGCGTGCATGAACACGAGCCCGCCGCTCTTGAGCAGCCCGATCTTGACCGTGCCCGAGGCGTCGGCCTTGGGGTCTGCCGAGCCCGCTCGGTCGAAGCCACGCACCACGAACTTGAACTGGTCCGCGGGCGGGCACTGGTCCAGGACATCGAACCAGCCTCGCTGGAACATCGACCCCGCGGTATACCGCGCCGTCCAGCTGCCGCCGAGCAGGCGCGCGCGCTGGACCCGATCCATCATCTCGAGCCGCGCGGCGTAGTCCGGGTCCCCGAGCCGGTTCTCGTCCAGGCGGCCGGGCAGGAACGCCAGGCTGATTGGCCGGCCCTTGCGGCCGAGCTGGTTCATGAACGCCTGACAGTCCTCGGCCGAGAGGAAGTGCCTGATCTGGTCGTCTGCGTCGCGAGTGATCCACATGACCCTGCCCGCGAGCTCGGGCTTCGGCAGGCCGGTCTCCACGTCGATCCAAGGCAGCACCCACTGGAACAAGAACGAGTCCGGATCCGGGTTGCAGGTCAGGCGCATGTAGGGCTTGACGCCACAGGTCGAGCGACAGCGTGACCACAGATACCACACCTGAGCCTCGGTGAAGTGCGTCGCCTCATCAAAGCCCACAAACGCAAACTGCGCACCCTGGAACCCGTACATGTCGGATTCCTTCTGCATGCCGCGGAACTGTACGCGTGCGCCAGACGTCCAAGTCGCGTCCATCTCCGCACCCGCGCGGAGGCGCGCGCCCAGGAGCGGATACATCTTCGAGGCCTCGTCCCACAGACCGCCGCCGATTGTCAGGTCGGTCGACTCACGGCGGAAGATCACGCCCTGGTATCCCTTGCGCTTGTGCCATCGCGCAGCCTCCATGAGCATGATGTGGGTCTTTCCCACGCCCGCGCCCGAGCCTGCTACCGCGATGTCGGCAGAGCAGCCCGAGAAGCGGGTCTGGAACCCTGCCTGGGGCTCAATCCTCATCACGCTCACGGCGCTTGCGAGGCATCCATCCGCAGCGGCGCCCGCAGCAGTAGGGCTCTCGCGGGTCCTGGCGCATGTCGCCGCACTTGGGGCACTCGTTCGTGCTGGGCTGTGCGTCCCCTTCCTCGATGTCGCGGAAGTAGAACCCTAGTCTGCTGCTGTCCATACACTTGGTCTAGCACCCTGAATAGGAAAGGGCCAGCCTGTTTTCAGGCCAGCCCCTCCCAAAGTCCTGTCACGCGCTCAGTTGCCGCCAGTGAAGGCGACCAGCTTCGCGCACTTGATCTTCCACACACGGCTCGTGGCCACACCATCGAACATGATCTCGGGCTCGCCCTCGATCCACGCTTGCGCTGCCTGGTAGAGCGAGCGCCCGTTACGGTCGCGAACCAGAAGTGAGAACACGCCCGCGTCGCCCAGCGCAGCAATGCCGCTGAGGTAGTCGTTTGAGTCTGAGGTCTGCATCAGGCTGACCTCGACGGTCGCGCGCCGGTCGGCCGACTGCGAGCGCGAGACGTCGCCGTCGGTCCCGGCCTTGTCGCTGAACAGGGGCGTCACGAAGGCGATCTTGCAGAACTGACCCTCGGCGTAGCCGCGCAGTTGCACGCCGCCGCAGGACAGGGTCACGTCGGATTGATTGTAGTTTTTCATACGGTGAGCTTGCCCTGGATTGCGACGCTGTGGATGCGGCCCGCGGTTTGCGCGGCGAACACGATGTCAGGGAGGTGACGAGCAGCGCGGTTGACCGAGCTCACGTTCTCCACTGGGGTGAACGTGCACGTGGGCTTGGGCGAGGCCGCGATCGAGCCGCGGTCTACGTGCGTCTGGAGCTCGCCCAAGATCTCGCCGCAGATCGCGTCCGCGGACTCGTTCGTGTACGGCAGGTCGTTCAGTAGCGCGGCGTAGACCCGCTCCTGGATCCGTGCCGTCAGCTCGTCGATGAGCGTGGTCTGGTCCACGAATCGGCCGCCCTCGGCCATGACGCCCGGCATGTTGATCGCGACGCCCGCGCGGGTCTCGAGGACGTTGCCGCCCTTGGACTTGACAGCGTTCTTGAACGTGGTCGAGAGGCTCTCGGGCGCGGTGCCTGTCTGGCGGAAGGCCCAGGTCTTGCCATAGCTCGGGTCCGAGGGCAGGCGCTGGCCCATGAGCTTCTCCGCGGAGAATGCGCTGGGGTCCGAGTGATATTGCCAGAACGTGCGCAGGTAGGCGCCGAGCGTGGTCGCCGTGTCGGTCGTGTCCGAGACGTCGCCAGCGCGCGTGCCCTGCAGGGTCGTGCCGAAGATCTTGGTGTGGGCCTCGACCCATGCCGAGACCGCGAGCTTGTCCGCGTTGCCGCAGCTGGCGATCGCGAGGGCATACCAGCCATCGTCCACGGCCACGATCGCGTCGAGGTCAGCGGCCAGGCCGGTCGCCACGGTCGCATCGTCGATCTTGACCATGACCGGGGTGTTGATAGTCGCCGTGCTGTCCGCGAGCGTGGTCGCGACAATGACCTTCGTGCCGTCGCTGGTCGCGGTCACGAGCGGGAGCGCGTCGATTGCCGCGGCGAGGCCGGTGCAGATCTCGGCCAGCAGCGCGGTGCCGTCTGACGTGAACGTCGCGACCGTGCCGTTGACCTTGCAGCTGTAGACCGTATCGTTAGCAGCCGAGCTCGGGGTCACATGCGTGATCTGGGCCACGGCCGTGCTCGACTTGCCGACCTTGATCTCGGCCACGCGGGGCGTCGCGCTCATGATGGCGGCCACAGCCTGGTAGATCCGGCTCGTGCTCGGGATGCCATCGGCGACCAGGTCAGCCAGCGCCGTGCTCGCCTCGTAGCTCCTGACCACGTCCGCAAAGGCGCTGTGGTGCCCGAGAACGAGGGGCACGCCGAAACCCGCGACATCGATAGCCGCGGACTCCAGGGTGATGCTCACCTGCACGATGGAATCGAGATCTGACATGTATCGCTGTCTCCTGCCACAGAGTGTAGCACCTTATGGGCCGACCTGCCAAGCGCTGCTACTGCCGTCCAGGAGCATGGTCCCTGACACCGAGCGGATCACACCGTAGTCCGTAGCGGGACTCAGGGCCGAGGGCACCCAGTTCAGGGTCAGGTCGCACACCGCAATCGACTCGACCCGCTTGGTGACCCCGGTCGTATCGAAGCTGCGCGCGGCGCCGATGCGCGCGACGGCCAACCCAGCGGCGGCCAGTGCCGGGCTCACGTCCGGGAGCGCGAGCGCCATAATCAGCTGTTGCATCAGCCACTGCGCGCGCTTGTTCCCCGCCTGGCTGTAGGTCACGATCTTGGCCGAGACCACGCACGTGCGCCAGGCATGGACCGAGGCGCGCCCGGTGACAGGCTCTACCTTGTAGTAGTCCCGACCCGCGTTGGTGAGCTGGTCCGGGCCGACCCAGATACCGAACGCGGGAGGCTGAGGCATCTGCCGAGGCTGGCTCTCGATCTCCCACGGGATCCCGGTTGCCCAGCTGCCGAGCGTTTTCAGGGCGTTCTCCATGGAGTTTAGGTCGCTCATTGTTCTACCTTGTAGGTGATGCTACCCTTGAGTATGCCCTCGTCTACCAGAGGCGTGTCTGAGCCTTTGGCCGCGATCGTGCTAGGGGCGTTCGGCGCGTAGTCCCGCTCCACTATGCGCCGGATGACGAGCCCGCGCGCGTACTCTCCGAGTAGCGCGAGCCCGCGTGCCTGGGTCATCTTGCCCTGCGCGACCTGGGTCGCGATCTTGGTCAAGGTCGCCGCCATCTCCGGCCGCGCTAGGGCCGCGCGCAGGAACGGGCGAGCGGGCGCGGTCCCGGTGCCGTCATGTAGGATGTGCGAGAGCACACCGAGCGTGACATCCTGCCCTTGGTATGGCTTCTGGTCGCCGTTCAGGACGCCCACTTTTACGTGGGCGTCCTTGGGTGGCTTCAGCGCCTCGAGGTTGTGGCGGACTTCCAGCTTCATGGCTGGAGCATGCGCGCGCTCAGGCGCGAGCGATGGACCTTGAGCGCGGCCGAGTACACGGTCTCACCTGGCGCGTCCTTGAGTGCCGCTTGCGTGCCGAACGGGCTCAGGCTCAGGCTGTGCGCGGTCTGGTAGTAGACGCACATTTCGTACGCGCCTTCGAAGTAGCTCTCGGAGATGCAAGGCAAGGCGGCGTCGAGATGCGCCTGGACCATGTCCGGGCTAGCGTCTACAGCCGATTGGAACTCCTTGAAGAAGCTCGCAAATCTCTCAATCGTCGGAGTCGCCATTGGCTGCCTCCTTGACCGCGATCTCGTACAGAGCATCGGCGCGCTTCTGGAGCGCGGCCTTCACATCCTTGCGGCTGTCAGTGGGCAGCCAGGCCAAGAGCTGCGCGCGGTCCGTGCACTCCGCGATCAGGGTCTTGACCTCGGGCAGCGCGATACCGCGCAGCTGCTTGGGCGCGGCGCCGGGCGCCAGCTTCCGGGGCTTGACCGGGGTCGCGATCTCGAGCACGTCCTGCGCGAGCAGGGTCTGCACGAGCGGGTGTTTCTCGGCATCGGTCCAGACGTCGTCAGCGACCGTGTTGTAGCCCGGGGCAAGCACTAGCTTGTCCACTTCCAGGCCCCCGCGTGTGTTGAGCTTGATTTCCATACGTGTGGTCTAGCAAAAGAAAAGGCCCAGAGCAAGCGCCCTGGGCCTCCTTTGTCCTAGCTCAGGCTAGGCTCACTCGGCGCCGTCCAGGTAGCGGATCGCGGGCGGCATGCGCAAAACCAGGCCACCGCACTTGGCGTACATTGGCACGGTCACGCACAGGCCCTTGGGCTGGCCCGGCAGCACCTTGAGGGGCTGGCTCTCGTAGAACTCCATGTAGCGGCGGTCCGCCTTGTAGAACACGATGCGACCCGTGCCGCCCGCCGATGCGGTGTCAGCCTGGTACCACACCGAGATCTGGCTCTCGGACTTGATGAAGGGCGAGGTCTTGAGGAACGTGCTCAAGATCGTCGCGTCGCTCTGACCCGTCGAGTTCATCGGCGTGGTCGCGATCAAGCCGTAGAGCTGGGTCGGGATGACCATGCGGTCAGGCCGAATCTTGCCCTTGCTGTCGGTCACGATCTTCTGCGCCGCGTAGTGCAGGTCGTTCAGGATGTGCGTCGGACCCTTGCCGCTGGCAAGCGCGAGCTTCGCGGCCCACGTGGTCACTGACTCGGCCGTCTGCGTCGCGATGATGGTCACGTCGCTGTGGTTCAGGAAGCCCTTGAAGCCCACCTCGACGTCGCCGCGTGCTGCCACGCTATCGAGCTTGCGCTCGATGCTCTCGGCTGCCGCGCTCGACTTCTCGGCCTCGATCGCCACGCCCGCGAAGGCAGCGGCCATCAGCTCGTCCAGGCTGACCTTGAACGCAGCGCCCAGGAGCTCGAACTTGCCGGCGAACTTTTCGCCCGCAAAGTCGACCAAGGGCAGGTCCTCGGTCTTGGACGAGATGAACTTCGCCGCGCCGAACCAGTCGTAGACGCGGTACGCGAAGGTCTCAGCGCCGGGGTTGAGGCCGCTCGACTTGACCGGCATCACCTGCCGGAACATCAGGTCGGGATACTCGGTCTTGTAGATCTCGGTCTCGAGCTGCTCGAGTTGCAGGGCGAGGAAGGGGCTATCCTTCGCGTCCGCCTTGGACTCGGTCTGGCCCAGGAGGGTTTCGATCGCTTTCAGGTGCTTAGACATGGGAACTCTCTCATCTACCTTTCGTGGGGGTCCCCACTATCAGCCTTGGATCTCCACCATCGCGAGACCGTTCGCGCTCGCGGCCGAGAGCCAACGGGCGCCCGCCACCTGTGCGCGCTCTGACGTGCCGGCCTGCATGCCCAGCGCGCCTACGCCGTTGCCGCCCGCTGCGTAGCGCGCGAAAACCGGGTCGCCCACGGCGACGGCTTCCTCAGCCTTGACCCAGATTCGGCCGCGCGACAGGACGTCGAACACTTCGCCGATCGCGAGCGCGCTCTGGTCCTGGCGGTTGTCAGGACGCACGACCACGCCGTACACGAGGTTGCCGGTCACAGCGCCGGACGTGGTCGGGTTCTCGACCAGCGTGGGGCCGCGTGTGTCGTAGCCAGTCGGGCGCGTCGTGTCGATCGAGACGAGCGTGCCGATGTTGACCGCGGCCGAGGCCACGGCTGCCTTGCATTCCGCAGGCGCGGCGTCACAGATCGCGCCTTCGAGAGCGACCGTGTGTGACGTGGTGAAGCTGGTCTGAATAGCCATGTGTCTGTTTTCCTTGGTCTCTCGTTAGCGCGAAAACTTTGCGTTGCGGCGGGCGATCATCGCCTCGCGCTCTGCGTCGGGGCCCTTGGGCTCATCCTTCTTGTCGAGCTTCTGCTCGCTGGCGGCAGGCGGCGCTGCCACGACGGGCGCGGAGCACACGGCCTCGAACGCGCCAGAGATCCAGGCCGAGTCCTTGCCGTCAGCGCGCACGCCCTTGGCGGCCACGACTTCGGCCTTGATCTGGTCGTCTGACTGACCGGAGTAGGCGAACGCGGGGAAGCTTGCGCGAACGCGCTCGAGAAGCGCGAGGCGATCGGTCACACCCTGCGCGATGGCGGGCGTGTGGTCCACAGCCGAGAGCGACGCGACCTGCGCGTCCGCTGCGTCGGCGCGGGCCGAGACCTCGGACACCTTCGCCTCTGCGGCGTCAGCGCGCGCGGCGAGCGCAGCGACTTGGCCTTGCGCCGAGCTGTAGGCCGAGGCCACCTGCTCGGGCACTTCGAATGTCTCGCTGCCAATCTGAATCTGTGCCATGTCCGTAGTGTAGCCCACATCCTCGGAGGTGTCTAGTCGCAGACTGACGTCAGTTCCGGCGCGCCCCTGTCCGCGCGGCAGCAAGGCGATGTGGTTGTATCGGATCTGGGTCTGGATCGCGTCGTAGCCCGCGCCTGAGTCCGAGCGCATGACCGCGGTGTAGCCCATGGAAATATCCCGGAGCTCACCCGCTTCGACCTTGGCGATCGTGGCCGGGTCCTCGATCTGGAGCGTGGCGCGCAGGTAGCGGCCCTCGCGCGTGGCGTCGGTCACGGACTGTCCGACCTTCGCGCTCAGGTTCTGCGTGGTCAGCGCGGCCACGTGGCCTACCGTGATCGGGACGCCTGCGCGGGCCGTGGCCAGGCTCTGCGGCGCGAACACCTCGGAGTCCTGGCGCAGCTCTCGGCGCACACCCGAGCTCGTGGTGTAGGGCAGGACCCCGGTCCTGGTCAGACGTGCGTCCACGCGCAGGAACCCGTGCGAGGTGCGCTCGAAGCCCTGAACAGTCCCAATGGTATCATAGCGATAGGCGGTCACACATGGAAGTGTAGCATGGTCTGTGTCAGACTACACCCCATGACCGTCATTGCTGCCGTTCGCGTTCCTGGAGTCGGATGTGTGATAGGGTGCGATAGTCGGTGCACCTCGGGGTCGGTCATTGAGGCAGACAACGCCCGCAAGTGGTTCGTCGGCGAGCGCATGTGCGGCGCGCTCGCCGGTCACCTCGGGCTCGTGCTGGCGGCCGCGGACGAGCACGACAGCTGGGCCGAGCTCAGGCCCGCTCTGCTGCGCCGAAGGCGCGAGGGCTGGAGCGCGCTCGTGTATGACCAGACCAAGGGTCAGCTCATCTCGACCGACAATGACGGCTGGGTTGTGAACGTACGCACACGCTCGGCTGCGCTCGGGTCCGGAGCCAAGTACGCGCTTGGGTACCTGGACGCGCTGCCTGAAGTGCGCACACTCGACGCGGCTGCGCGCCAGGTCAAGGCCGCGATCCGGTGCGCTATCCGACACGACTCCGCGTGCGGCGGCCGGATCAGGCTACTGATCGCGTCCCGCTCGGCGCCTGTGCGCGTGGTATAGCCCGCACCACGTCAACCAGCCGAGGCAGCGGACGCACGCCACACCTGCGCTCAGTGTGTCGCCGTGGCCCCAGTAGTACGGCACGCACTCGATCGCCCAGACGCCGGAGAACGCCAGCGCCCAGGGCGAGACCCCGGCAGGAGGCGTGCGCCACGCAAGATAGGCGCTGTGCCATGCCAGCACAGCGCCTATCAGCTCACAGCATGCGTTCAGGGTGTTCGTGGCACGCCCTCTGGCTGAGGGTTAGTGTAGTCCCTGACCCCTGGCTGCGGCTTCATCGTCGCGGCCAGGTTCTTCAGGATGGCTTCGGTCTGGGCAAAGAGCTCGTCCATTCGAGGGAGCGCGGGCGGGCGATCATCCACCAGCTTCGCGCGCCACTCGGCATCGATCAGGATCGCGCAGCACGCCATCACGTAGCCGAGATGGTGCACGCCCGTGACCGGGTCCTTGTCCTGGCCGAAAAACCACTTGAACAGGTGCCTGGCTGCTGCCGCGACGTAGATGCTCGCGCGCACGCCAGCGCTCGTCCAGTTCCACCAGCCATACTTGATCGCGCCCTCCGCAAGGGCGAGCATCATGGCTGTCAGCGCGGGGAGCGGAGGATAGATAGGGGCACGGGTCGAGCCCAGGGCGTCCTTAGGGTTCGTGTCCTTGGTCTCGGTCATAACATTGTCTCCTTCTCCACCGCGGCGCAGCCGGGCGGGAGTTGGTCGTGGGGCAGGCGCCGAATCGCGACCTCGTCCAGCTGCAGGCAGCCCTCGGGCGCGTACTGGGCCATGCCCTCCTTGTAGACCTGGTATCCTCGCGAGACCAGGTAGCGCGCGCAGAGTGCCTCCATGCACGCGTCACGGTCCTGGATCTCGACCACGGTCCGGCGCATGACGCGCGTGCCTGCGGCGAGTGTGAGCGCGGGCGTCGCGAGCACCTCCTCGGTAGTGGTTGCGGCGAGCAGCGCGGCCTGGCTCGCCTTGACGTGCGCCTGAATCTTGGCCTCGAGCTGAGACTCGACGGTCTGGTAGGTCTCGATCGGGGGATTGAACACGCCGCGCACGGCCTTCACGGCGGCGGTCATGGGATCCAAGATCGAGTCCCGGAGCTCGGTCACGTGCAGGCGCTTGCTCCTGGTCGCGGCACGGAACGCGGTCATGGCGTCTACGTCAGCCTGACACGTTACCTGCGCGTCAGCGATCGCGGCCAGGATCCCGGTCGCCTCCTGTACGTACGGCTGCGCCTGCTCCTGGTACTTGGCCAGACCCTCGACTTTAGCTTTCTTCTTCGCCACTTGCCCACCTCTCTATTTGCGACTTTGCCTCAAAGAAACCACGACACACCTTGGCTGATGCGCCGGCCATGCGCAAGGCGTCGAGCATGCGAACCTGATCTGGACTGACAGTGCCGCCGTGCTCGCGCTTCAGCTCGATGAATCGCACTCGCGCACGCACGATCATGATGTAGTCTGGCCAGCCAGGCTGTCCTACACCCATAGCGCGCAGGTGTCCCGCGAGTTCGACCAGACCGAGCTTGGCGAGGATGCCCAAGATCTCGTTCGGGATGTGGATCACAGGATAGCTCTTGGCCTTACAGTAGGCCACGAGTAGTTTGCTATCCCCGTTCTCACTTAGCTGGAGCGTTTTCGATCGTGCCATTTGAGCCTCATCGCCAGCGTGTACCAGGTCACGTTCCCCACGAAGATGACCGCGCCTGCGATCGCGCTCAGGGGCGCGCCGACGCTGGGGTAAAAGTACAGGTTCCAGGCGCCCCAGGCGGCGAAGAAAAGCCGACTGGAGGCCAGGACACCGGACACCTGGCGCGACCGACGCAGAGCCGCGACGTCGCGCCAGGTGCAGACCGCGCCCCAACACTCAAACAGGGCGTTGACGAGATCGGGCGAGATCATAGCGTCTTCTCCGCGCTCGGGTCGCCGCACCAGAGCGGTGTGCTTTGGCACTTGCCGCGCTTCTCGTCGATCAGGAAAAAGGCCTGCTGCGGGGGCTCGGCCTCGGCCATGGGCAGGGAGTCGGCGTAGGAGCCGTAGCCGATGAGCGAACCATTCACCACGATCGAAGGTAGGTCCATGTATTGGTGGAAGTGTCCGACCATGGACATGTGCGCCTTGTATTTCTTTGCCCAGCCCAGGCGCGCTTTGTTCAGAGGCACGAGGATGCCGCCGACGCCACCCTGGCTGCGGACCGTGTCACCATGGTGCACATGCACGCGCATGCCGTAGGCGTCGAACACCGAGTGCAGGCCGGCGCCAATCTGCCAGGTGCACTGTGGGTTTTTCTCACGCAGGTAGTAGTAGCACAGCCACTCGAACGAGTTCTCTACATAGGTCGCGAGCTGGGTCTTGTGTGTGGTCCGACCGTGGTTGCCGGGCTGACACACGCAGTGGATCTTGACCTCGGGCAGATACTCGGCCAGGAACTTGAGCCCGGCAGAGATCAGGCGCTCAGCGTAGGCTGTCTCCTTGGTCGGGGACATGAAGTTGCTCTCCTTGAGCTCCTCATGAATGAAGCCCGAGATCAGGTCTCCGTTCAGGCACAGGACCAGATCCCGGATGTCCCAGTTGGACTGTTTGTAGGTCTCGATCATGTGCACGATGGCGGAGAAGAACCGCTCGGCGCGGAAGGCTGCGATCTTGGGGTTGTAGTGGTTGATCCCTGCGACCTTTTTCCGGTCCACTCGCTCGCCTACGTGCCAGTCGGAGGCCATGACCACGGCGCAAGCACGGCGCTTGCCTGTGCTCAAGACTTTCTTGAACGCGCGCACCTCCACGTTCTCGGTCCGGATTCCATGCGCAGCGGCGATAACCCCGCGCAGGCGTTTGTTGTCGCGCAGGAGCGCGCGTACCTGCTTGTTGTCACGCAGGTTCTCGTCCTTCGCGACATGCTGCGCCAGTAGCTCTGTGATTTGCTTGCTCATATCCCTCTAGGTAGCATAGTGCCAGATCTTCTTCGAGCCGATTTTGTAACCGGCCGCATCATCCTTGGTCCAGACGTTACCTGCGCTGACTTCGATGTGCGTTGGGTAATCCGGGCAGTAGTAGTTGAACGCGGGCTCACATACGCGCACGAGCTCGCGCGCTCCAGCGTCCACGATCTCGGGGTCGGCCGGCGCTATGAAGCAGCCCTCATCGTGTACGAAGTTCCAGGGCTTCCAGCCGTACAATGGCGCGCCGGGCTCCTGGCATTGGGCCGCGCATTCGAGCATGGCGGCTTTTGCGCCGGCTGCTGTAGGTGCTTGAAACCAGAAGTTGTTTGCGGCTGTGTAGCGCTTGCCACCGCCGATGATGCCCCCGCGCGGGAGCACGATCTCGCAACCGTCGCGCCCACCCAGCAGGCTGTTCGTGTACCCCTGCATCTCCTTGACCTCGGGCAGGCACGAGAACCACTGACCGCGCAGGCGCACCGCGGTTGGCCGATCGAAATGCTTGTCATACTGCACGCGCGCGAACACGATCCACTTGTCCGGGCCCATGCCGCCGGGCAGGCCGAAGTTGACGGGCTTGGCCGAGTCCCGGACCACCTTCTTGCGCGGCGACTTCATGACGTAGTCCGCGATCCACTTGTCGGCCTCGATTCCGTACACGCCGTCCGGCGCGTACAGGCCCTCGAACGCGATGCCACCAAACCATGCGTGGGGGTCCACGTGATGGTTCAGCAGCTCGCCCAGCTTCGAGTACCCGACCAGGTCCTTGCAGCTCTGCGCCAGCGTGTGCATCTCCGCTGCGGAAAAGTCGAACCACACGAACACGTAGCCTGGGGGCGGGGTCATGATCTCGCGCAGACGCAGGTTGATCTTCTTCGCACCCCAACTGACCGTGCCACGGTGCCAGTTCTGCTGTTGGACCGAGTGCCGTCTATCAGCGTGGTCCTTGCTGTCCTTGCGCGAGCTCGTGCGCCCGGTGCTGACCAGGGGCGCCAGGTTCGTGTAGACCTTGCTGCCGGCCTCGTAAGCTGCGCGCAGGTCCTTCAGCCGACCCCCGACGCCCCCGCCCGTGCAGGTCAGGTACTCGGTGTAGGTCACGAGCAACGGATCGGTCGATAGCTGGCACTGATCCTTGTTCGTGCTCACGTACTTCCAGCGGTCCTCGGCGGCGAGCAGGCCGGCTTTCTCAAGCGCATCACCTGCGTCTGCGAGCGCGGGCACCTTGCCCATGGCCTCGAACGCGCGGCAGACCGCGAGCTGGGTCGCTTTCTTGTCCTTGGTGCGCTTGCCTTTCTTGTCGACGCGCACGAGCGCAGGCCACAGCTCGCTGTCCCGGGTCTCGGCCTGGAACGCGGCCGCGGCTTTTGGGTCCTGGAACTCGTGTACCTGGCCATCCGCTGTCGCGACCCGGGTCAATGTGAGGCTGTCGACGATGCTCTCGCGGTACTCATCCACGATCTTCTCAGACGCAGCGAGCCGCGCGCCGTCGACATGCACGCCTTCGTTCGCGGTCTGATACAGCCAGACCTGGTGGGCGGTCTCGATGCCCGCGCGGTGTAGCCCGCGCGCGTCCCCCTGCAGCATCTGAAGCAGGATCTTACCCGGGACCTCGGCGTCATCCAGTACGTAGCGGCGCGCGCTTTCGGGCCACTGGTCGGGCGGGATCTCGCGCAGCGAGTCGAACTGCGTGCACCAGCCGTTGTCTTTCTCAGGCATCTCATGCCTGTACTTACGCGCGAGCCCGGCCAGGCTGTAGAAGGCTTCCTTGTCCTCCTCAAGCTCGCCGTCCCGGATGTCCAGCAAGAGCTGACAGATATCGATCCCGACCACGCGGCATGCCTTGAGTGCGCGCCAGATGACAGGAGCGTGGTGCGGGTACCAATGCAGGAGCTGGCCGATGTCCGAGCACAGGTAGGTACCTGTGATGAGCCAGGACTCGTCACCGAACAGGGTCGGGATCAAGGTCTCGAGTTCGTGGTACAGCCCGATGTGTTTGGTCCAGCTAGCGCCGTCCTCGGTCGTGGCCAGGGAGTAGCTAGAGATCCTGCCGTACTTGTCAGGCCCGGCCAGCCACTCCATGTCGAATGAGGCTATTCTCACAGCGTGACCTCGTATAGGCGCTCTGTCACAGTAACCGCTCCGGTCTCGCCTTTATTCATGCTGCTCTTGCGTGGTTTTCCCTCCCACACAAGTAACCCCTGGCCGCTATACTCAGACACAAACACACGAGACCCCTGCGCAACCCATTCTCGGCAGCGAGCCCAAAACGCGTCAGGATCCCAATCTCCGGTCTCGTATCCCGTCGTGCCTGCATACGGAGGATCGCAGTAGATGAGCGGTATTCCGGGCTGTGGGGTCTGTGTCATGAAATCGAGGCGTGCGAACGCGATGCGTGTCGTAAGAGGTCTAAGACGCTCGCAGAATGCACCACAGGCGCCAGCAAAATAAGAACCGTGCGCAGGGTCATCCTTTGCGTATCCCCCAAACCACTTACCTCCGAAGCTGCAGCCAAACCCGATGAACGCCTTGCGCGGGTCTGTGTCGGGCAGGAGCTTCGCGGCATACCAGTCCTCTCGAGACACCTCAATCGGCGGCTGCCAGCCGTCCTTGAGCGCCTGACCAAGCGCGATTGGACCGGGGTGTAGGTCCGACGCACCCACGAACTCATATCGTTTCGCGAGTTCGAGGGTCATGTTTAGACCGCCACAGAACGGCTCCCAGACACACTTGGCGTCAGGCAGTTGCGCTACGATCTGTTTCGCGATCCGTGTCTTGCCACCGAGGTACTGCATACAGGGAGAACCCTGTCACGCCTTGACCCCCGGCGCAAGCCAAACGCGGGCTGTGCCTGTGTGCACACGTCTCCAGCCAAGCCGAGACATGACCTTGCCTATCTTGCGCGCGGCTCGCATCGCGTCGGCCTTGCTCATTCCTAGCGCGACCTCGGCCAGCGCTGTCAGGCTCACCACCTGCCCGCGCCCGTATCGGTCCGCGCTTGCGGTGTCCGCAAGCGGCAGGCCCTTGCCCTCGGTCGCCTGCGTGAGCGCGCGCTCGATGTTCTCGGCCACGATGTCTTCCTCGCCGGACTCGCGCGCGTCGCTCTGCTCAGCTGCGAGCTGGTCCGCGACCTCGCCAGCACGCAGACACTCGAGCGCGCGCAGGCCCTCGACCGCGAACACGGCCACGGCCTCGGCCCAGATCTGGGTCGCCTCCGAGTGCAGCTGTTCCAGCATCGAGCCCACCTCGCGCGAGCGGCGCTTGATGTCTGGGTTGCCGTTCGCCAGCAGGTAGCGCTTGAGGTGCACCGGGGCATAGCGCCGGCCCTCGCGATCTCCGTGTATTTGCTTATGGTTGGTCGTGATCACAGTCACGAACCGACGCGGGATGAGCAGCGCACGAGCCGCGTACGGGGGCCGGACCAGGTCCGTTTCCGCGCTCAAGTCCGCGCGCGACTGCTCAGCCTCGCGCTGGCTGTGGTTCACCGCCTCTGCGTCCTCGTAGATCAGGGCCTTGTGCCGGGCGAGGATCAGATCCTTGCCCTCCATACCGTTCGTGGGCTGGCCTGCGAATCGGCTGCGCTGCCCAAACCGGGTCCCGTCCAGGCCGGCGCAGAGTGCGTTCAGCATGCCGGACTTGCCCGTGCCCTCGTCGCCGATGAGCACGGGCGTGTAGCCCAAGTGGCAGCCAGGTGCGACCGTGCGCGCGACAGCGGCCAGGATCAGATACCGGCCCACGGCTCTCGTGTAGCTCGTGGGCTGGGCCACGAACGCGTCAAGCCACGAGTCCAGGCGCGCGCGCCCGTCCCACTTCGCGGCCTGCAGGTAGCCCACGATCGGGTCATATTCGTTGGCGGTGTTCAGCACCGCTTCCTCAAGCCAGCCCTTGATCACGCCCGGGCGCACTGGCATCTCATACGCGAGGTCGATCTGCTCGGCGATGTGCGTCGGCCCGATGTGTTCCGCAGCCTCGCCGTCCCAGCCTATGGTCGCGTCTCGCCCGCGCACGTGAACCTGAACCTGTACGCGCGCGCGCAGGATCTTGGCAATGTTGCCCATGCCGTCGACGGGGCGCCCCTTCGAGTCCAGGCGCAGGTCCAGGCCCTCGGCCGTGAACTTCGCCGCGCGCGCGGCGGCAGACTCAGCCGCTTGTTTCTTCGCGGCCTCTTTCGCTCGCTTCTCCGCGGCCTTGAGCGTCTTCGCTTCCTCAGCCTCGGTCGCGGCCAGGTGCGCCGCGGCGCTCTCCTCGGACAGGCGCAGCGTAGCGGCTGCGCAGTGGCTGAGTTCGATGGCTGGGCATAGCTGCTGCGCCTGGTCCGGCGCGAGCCCGGGGAACGCCCACAGGAGCACGTAGGCTGCCTCGCCCGGGTCCACCTGCCGGCCACTTGCGATGGCCTGGATCACGAGCGCGCGATCCTTAGGCGTGCCTTTCTGGACCGCTCGCGAGCGCAGGTCAGATCCAGAGGGCAGCTCTCGCTCCTGTGCGGCGGGCGCGAGCTCGACCTTCGGCATAGGCCCGGCGAGCAGCGGCTGCCCCTGGAACGAGGCCGCGGCGCCTGCGAGGGCGCGCGCGAAGTCCGCGCGGTTCTTCAGGTATGAGGGCCAGCTCACCGAGAGCATGTCCTCGAGCGGCTCCAGGTCTAGACCTGGGCCCCAGACGTCCACCATCGCGAGCGCGAGCGACAGCATGGTCGCGTGCGTCTTCTTACCCTTCTCGAACCCGGGCATGACCTGCCCGGACGCGAGCGCGACGAACCACGCGGCCTGAGACGGGGCCAGGAGCCTGGCCGCCATCTTGATCTGGCCGAGCGTAGGGGACACAGGCAGAGCCGAGACGGCTCCGCGCTCGCGCTGCGCGCCGGGCGGGAGCAGGGGCCAGGTCTCGGGCAGGTACGCGATCTCAGCCGTGTTCGCGTTGTAGTGCGCCCCACTGTGGTGCTGCTGGCCCGCTCCTACGACCTGGCCGCCAAGCCCGCGCACATCCACAGCGATGGTCTTGTCCCAGGGCGTGCTGTTGCCGCAGGGGCGGCGCGAGATGAAGTACAGGTGTGTGCCCTGCCCGGTCGCGACCGAGAGCGTGGTGGGCAGCTTGCCGTAGCGCTGCTCTAGGATCGCGAGGTCTGGCGCGCTGTCGACGTCGATCACGACCAGGTAGCCGTCGCGCAGCGGGCGCCCACACGGGATCCCGTACCGGCCCGGGACGTCGTCCTCGGTCAAGGTCGAGGTCTGCCAGCCGTTCGCGATCGGCTCCTTGCCCTTGAATCCGTTACCTATTTCGCGAAGCGCAATCCGGTGAGGGTACTCGCGAAGGAACGCAGCATAGCTCATGCGGGGACTGTAGCGCACCTGGGGGTCCGGCGCAAATACAGGTCGCACACATCCAGATGCTGCGGCCGGAACGTGTAGCCCCTTGATTCGTAAAGCACATATACGGGCTTTACTCTAAATACACATAGGTCACGCGCATGGGGAATGGATCTGAATGGAGGGTGATACTATGACCCTCCCTCGATCGGTTTCCCATAAGCTCCGACCCCTAGTGTAAAACGTGTTGTGTTGTGTAAAGCGTCAGGCGTGCTAGCCTAGCGGCATGTTCAAGCGCGCCAGCCCGAGCATGATGAGTAAGTGCGAGTGCCCCGTTCGGGGCTGGCTCGTGTATCACCTACCGAAAGGTGAGGACAAGGACGCAGGAGGGCGCCAGTTTGGCAACGCGGTACACGACGCGTTCGAGCAGTGGACACGCCACGGTACGGTGCCCGAGCACCCCGCGCTCAAGGCTGCGCTCATGCTCGCCATGCCCTACCTGCCGAAACCCGGAGAGGGCACAGCTGAGGGCTGGGTCAAGATCCCATTCGCACCCGGCTTCGAGATCTCGGGCAAGTACGATCACCGGCTGACAGACCCGGAGCTGGTCGTGATCGACTACAAGACGTCGACGCAGAAGCCGAAGCTGCAGCACCGGGATGCGATGCTAACCGACCCCCAGGTACAGGCATACTGCCTGGACGCGCTCGATCGCCACCCCGAGAAGCAGGGCGTGACCTGCACCTGGCTCTATCTCAGGACAAAGAAGTCGGCCGATGCTGCGCCCTACGACCGGATCGCGCACGGCGCTCCGGAGCCAATCACGGCCACGTTCACACGCGTGGAGCTCGAGACGCGGCGCCCGCAGCTGTACAACCGCGCGCGTAAGGCACTCCGGATCGTGAATGCAGATGACCCCCGTCAGCTGGACACGAACAAGAACCTGTGTTACGAGTATGGTGCCTGTGATGTTCGACAATATTGTGACCGGAGGAATGAGATCATGAGTCAGCCCGATTTGCTCGCGATGATGGCCCAGTTCAAGAACCCCGCAGCTGTGACCGCGCCCGCTACCGTCAACCTGCTCGGCGGCCCGGCTGTTGCCTCGACCCCTGCCGTTGCGCAGGTCGCGCAACTCCCTGTGCTCGAGAGCCCGGCCACGGTCGTGACCGAGCCTGTCAAGATCCCGACGTTGCCGGAGCCTGCGTTCACGGCTGCCCTCGCCGCCGATCAAACCAAGGCGAAGGTGCTGCCTGAGGACTTCGAGACACGCAGCAAGATGATGAACACCGAGCACTCGCCCTTGGGCCAGGACTTGCTCGACGCCGAGCTTGGTCGCTCGGTCCGCTGCATCCTCAAGGCTGGCGGCAAGGTCTCGTTCGGCTGATGCTCACGCCCGCAGTAGTACGCGCGGACTCGCTAGACTTTCAGCGAGTCCGCGCCCTGCCGGCGAGAGCCTGGCAGACCGACACGCGCATCCGCGCCGTCGCCGAGCAGATCTCGGCCGAGTACCGCAAGGAGCCGGGCGCAATGCTGCGCGACGTCCAGGCCGCGGCGCTGGTCGATGCCTGGAACATGGACGGGCTGATCGCGCCGATCCTCCCAGGTGGAGGTAAGACCCTGCTCTCATTCATGCTCGCCACGCTGTTCAGGCGCAAGGGCCGCGTGCGCCCGCTGCTCGTGGTGCCCGGTGGCTCCATCCTCGAGAAGACAGAGCGCGACTTCGAGACCGATAGCAAGAGCTGGAAGCTGATCAAGCCCGCGATCCTCTCGTACGAGAAGCTCCAGCGCAAGCACGGCGCTGCGGCGCTGGCCGAGATCAACCCCGACCTGGTGATCCTGGACGAGTGCCAGGAGCTGCAGGACAGTGGCAACACCGCCTGGAAGAAGCTGCGCTACTTCATGAGCGACGCCCGCCCGCTGCTCTTCTGCTTGTCCGCAAGCCTGGGCTCGCGCTCGCCTATGAGCTACTGGCACATGATCAGCTACAGCCTGCGTGAGCACTCACCTATGCCCCTGGACCTGTTCCAGGCGCTCGCGTGGCACGGCGCGCTAGGGGATAAGATCCCGGAGTACAAGCGAATCGACCCCTCGCCCCTGCGCGGGCTGTGGGTCGTGCCCTCGGACCTGGATGATCTCGAGGCCGCGCAAGAGGCGTATGGCCAGCGGTTCGTGCACACGCCCGGGGTCGTGGCATCGATCGGGACCAGGCCCGAAATGGGGTTCTCGGTCGAGGTTCGGCAATACCCGACGCCCCTGTCCGTGGCCGCAGCGCTAGAGCACATGCATAAGAAGCGGCGCACAGAAGACGACAAGGTCTATCGCGAGACTCCGGACGGCTATGTGCTCACGTCCGATATCGAGGTGTATCAGCGCGACGTGCAGCTCGAGACCGGATGGTATTATGTGTGGGACCCGCCGGCCCCCGAGGCGTACCGCGAGGCGCGCAGGGCCTGGGCCATCGTGGTGTCCGATATCATCGGCCGGGAGATCCCCGGGCTCGAGTCCGAGGAGCTGGTCAAGTTAGCGCTGCAACGCGAAGGCTCACCCTACTACGGGCTGTTCGAGCTGTGGGATGAGTGGGACAAGCGCTTTCGCCCGAACACGGTCGCGCGCTGGGTAGACCGCACGGCGCTCGAAGATGCTGCCGCCTGGCTCCGGGACGAGTCCGAGGGCCGGGGCGTGTGCTGGGTCGACTTCCCACATACAGGCCGCGAGCTCGCGAGGTTGACCGGCCTGCCGTTCTTTTGGCAGAAAGGTAACGACGCCCAGGGTAACAACATCGAGCAGCACCGAGGCTCCTGCATCGCCTCTATGGATACGTGCTCGGTCGGTCTGAACCTACAGCACTGGTTCGACCGCATGTATTGCCTGGGCATGCACAGCGTTGGCGACAAGGTAGAGCAGATGCTCGGGCGCATTCACCGGCCCGGGCAGAAGCACGATGTGCGCTGTGTGATTCCTTATTACACACCTGCGAAGCTGCACACGCTGCGCCAGGCGATTACCGATAGCTACGGATCGCAGCGTCGGACTTGCGTGCCGAAAAAACTAGCGTATGCTGACTGGAGTGGTGACGTCTCTGAAATCGAGGATCTAATCAGATGAATAATCAAAACGTGAACATGGGTAACGTGCAAGGTCCGGTCGAACGCCCGGACCTGCCCTCGGGCGAGGGCACGGTCGTGATCTGCGGCAAGGCCGAGCAGTACAAGGTCACCGGACACAAAGGCAAAGACGCGGGCTGGACTCTTAAAGTAGAGATCAAGCCTGTAGACTTTCCCACCGAGAACAAGATCCACCGCATCCGGATCACAGGCTTCAACTTGTGGGACAACTCAGACGTGACTAAGTGCGGAGGCTACCGCGCTCTCCGCAACATGCGCGCGCTCTGCGTCGCGCTCATGCCAGGTGCGAGCGAGCACCCGGTGTTCACTACCACTCGCGCGAACCCGGACGTGCCCACGCAGGCCGACCTCGATCGCGAGGCCCAAGCCGAGGCGCTCTGCCAGCAGGTGTACCAGGGCCTGCTCGCGGGCAAGTACGACGGCGCACGCTTCGTGGTCAAGTGCACGGCGAAACGCAGCGACAACGGTGCGTACTTCACACACAAGTTCTTCGAGGCCGCCAAGTAAGACTCGGCGCCTAGTGCGCATGTCTGGGTACGACCAGGCCGACTGGCCCCCGTAAGGGGCCGCCCATCAAGCAGGGCACGGCTTGACAACTCGGATACTGGCCCTGCCTTGCTTGATGGACAAGATCATCATGAGTGACGAAACAGGCCGGCTGTACAACATCCTGGACCTGCAGCCGCGCGATGTGTCGGTCGAGATCGTGGCCAATCGCCTGGCCCAGATCAACCGCTGTGGGGGCAGCCTGCGGCACCCATACAGTGTGGCGCAACACTCGGTGTTCGTGTCACACATGTGCGAGGGAATCTGGTCCCTGGCCGCGCTCTGGCACGACGCCGCCGAGGCGTTCCTGGTCGACGTCCCGACCCCGATCAAGCGCGAGGTCCCAGGATACCGCCTAATGGAGCATGTGATCGAGGCCCGGCTGCGTGAGCTGGGGTACCCGCTGGCGTATCTGGACTCCGCGTCCGCCGCTGCCGTCCACGTCGCGGACAAGCGTGCCTGGCAAGAGGAGTATCGTCACCTCAAATGCGGGCTGCACTCGATCTACGAGCAGCATATGCGCGAGATGGATTGGCGCCAGGCCAGGGGTTTATTCCTGGCCCGGCACGACGAGCTAGTAGCGCGCAATGGGGCCGAACTCGGCCGCCGCCAGATCTAGGAACTGCTCCAGCTCCCCGCGTGTCATGCCGCGCTTGGTGACGCCGCACCACGCGACCTCGATCGCGTTGTCGATCGGCTGCGTTGCCGGGCCGAACACGGTCACGGTGCCCGCCGCAACGCTGGCGTACGCTGCCATGTTTGCGTACGGCGTCGTGAGAAAATCGGCCGTGTTACACTCGCCCGAAATCGTACCGCCCGCGGCGGGGCAAACGCCGCCGTAAATCGCCTGTGTGTCTGTGCTGGACAGAGGGCCGAGCACCTGTCCGACTATCTGATTGTAGAAGTAGAAAGAATCGTCCGTGCCCGGCGCCCCCACGGCCACGCTGTCGGACATACCGATCAGCGTAGAGTTGGTCCCGTCTGTCCAGACAAATCGCTGGTAGTGGTTCGAGGCATCGGCTGCGCTCGGGTTCCTGAACACGCAGAGCAGGCCCGGCTGTGAGCCGACGGGCAGTGCGCCGACCGTCATGGTCGCCTTGAGCGCCCCCGCGGCGGCGATCGCACCAGGCAGCACGTTCCACGTGGGTGCGCCGTTGAAGGCAGCATTCGACGCAGTCCAGGTCGGGTAGATGGCCGCGTTCACGGGCCCGAGCGTGATGCCGTTCACGATGCCGACCAAGGCCTCGAGATTGCCTGCATTTACGGTGCGCTTCCGGACCGCACGCCCGTCCCACACCTCAGCCATCAGGTCACCACGTCCAATCAAGAAGCGGTTCAGACCTTTCTCTACTCCGTGGCTGCCGTGATATCTCTTGCTCGACCCGTTGACGCTAAAGCCGACGCGCGATGCTAGATCAAGGTCCCACTTGGTTGGCGCGATCGCCGGGCTTTCGAAGACGCCACCGGTGAACGACGCGTGCCCCACGTTGCGGAGCTTGGCCCATGCCGTCGAAGGAACTGCCTGATTGCCAGGCATACGCACGATGATCGAACGCGTGCCTGACGCATCGATGTATGTGGCAGCGTTGCCCTGGCCGCAATCTTCAAGGACGTAGTCATTCATGCCACTGATCGGCGGATACGTCTTAAGCCATGCAGTAGCTGCGCCCTCTTGGTAGCAGTCACGCAAGGTGACCATCTTGTTTCCCGTTCTGCCTGGGATCTCCCACACCACGTAGGTCCCGATGCCTTGAAATAGCGCGCTGGTGATCGAGAGCTGGTCACAACGGTGGCCGAGACACACGTTGCGCCCGTTGTTCTCTATCTTGAAATGCGTGATCGAGAACTGCGTGACCGCCTCCAGCCACGCCCCTACACCCATGCCATAGGACCGGACGTTGTCCATACGCACGTCCTGGTTGTTTGCGATCGTGACGCCGCGGCTGTTCACGTACTCGCCGCGGAACTTGTAGCCCGTGCTCGTGTATTTCTCTGTCCACCCCAAGGAACCGTTGCTCGCGTCGCTCGTGCCGGAAGGATTGAACACCTTGTAGCTGGTCGCCGAGACGTAACGCGTGATAGTGAACGTTCCATTGTTCGCGCCTGTGGTCGCGCCCGTGCTTACGTGCGCGCGGCCTTCGCAATCCAGAGTCACGCCCGTGAGCCCGGTCCATGTCTGCTCGCCGTTCGCGTCCGCGGCGCTGCAACTCGCAGCGGCGCCCGTCTGGCCGCTCACGGCCGAGTAGTAGTTGACCGTGCCATAGCCGATCACGTCCAGGTCGCAGAGCTTCGAATGCAACAGCCCCTCGCCGTAGACACCGATGGCGCCGTGCTCGCTCATCATCTTGATGGTGATGCCGATCAAACCCCCGTTGTAGAAAGCGCTGTTGGCCGCGTAGCTACCGTCCAGCCAGAAGCACGCGCCGGCTCCGGAGTAGGTGCCGCCCGTCGGGAGCGCGGGCACCTCGAAGATTGTCGCGCCGACACCAGCCCCAATGATGTAGGGGGCTCGCTTGTTTCCGCCGCGGCCGCGCACGCGCACGGTCTGGCTCAGCGTGTACGTCCCCGCTGGTACCAAGATCGCGACACCCTGGTCTCCGGCGCGCGCGTAGGCGGCGGCCTCGGCGGCGATCAGCGCCGCGTTGCAGGTGCTCGCGCTAAGGACCTCGCCCGGCAGAAGAAAACGCTCAACACGCCACGCGTCCAAGACCTGGGCGGCGGCCGCGTTGTCGATCGTGGTCTGGTCCGCCAGCGGGATCCGGATCTGGCCGGATGGCAGGTACTCGATCGAGGAATCAGCTAGGCGCGTGGAGAGCTCGTAAGAGAGTGCCATGCGCTTAGTGTAGCACGAGTGCGTGCCCTGCGCCTACTCTGGGCGTTTGGCTTTCTCCGGCACTTTCGGTCCGGGTCGCAGGCCGACCAGCCCGGCGAGGATCTTGGCCGCGGATGCGATGATGTCCAGGATGGATTTCACTTGCCTACCTCGTCATTCACGTCGTTGTAGATCTTGCTGGCGGCGTCCAGGCCGTCGGCCGAGATGTTGAGCGCGTCCTTGCTGATTAGCAACGCGCGCTCCGCCTCGGAACACACCGCGGCCGTCTCCGGCAGGGGCGCGCGACAGAGCAGATCAGCCACGTGCCTCGCCGCGGCGCGGCCATCCACGGCCGCAGCCTGGGCCACGTGCGCCTTGCGTAGCACCTCACCGAGCGCAGGCAGCGTGCTGTCGCGAGCTGTCGCGCAGGCGGAACACAGGAGAAGAAGGGTCAGGGTGATGGATCTCATTGTGTGCAATCCTAGCAAAAACGCCTCACGAATGCTAGACTTCGATGTATGCCGAATCTGCTAGTGATTACAGGGCTCTGTGTGATGCTGCTCACCGGCCAGTATTGGCTAGCTGCCGGGATAATCGCTAGTCGTTTCGCGGTCCTCTGTCGGTCCAGCTCATCTGGATCTGCTCGACCTCGTCTGCGGTAGCACCCGGGGTCCACACGAGCTCGTAATCCTCGCTCGAGACATACTCGCCCCCCGACGTCGCCAGGGTCACAACCTTGCGCCCGGTCCCGGTCCCGGTCCCGACGGTGAAGTCGATCGCCACGGCGGGGGCGCCGCCCGCGCCTCCGTCCGCGTCTCGGCGCATGAGTTCAAACTGGCCCGGGGTCGATGTCGCCTGGTTCAGCACGATCACGATGTCGCCCCATGTCGAGTTGAGGGGGCGCTGGAAAGGCCAGTAGATCACCGCTGTTCCAGACGCAGGCTTGATCGCGCCCGTAGCGCCCACGCGAGACACGTTGCCTTGGGCGCTCGCCAGGCGGATTGGCGCGGTCAATGTCGTGTTCGGGGTCTGGTAGTAGTCCGCGGACATGTATCCGCTGGCGGTGACGTTGCCGCCTGACGTGATATTCCCCGTAGCGGCGATGAACCCGGTCGCCGTGATCTGACCTACATCTAGGTTCGTGTAGTCGGTCCAGGTTGTCCAGGCCGCCGAAGCGGCGGCCTTGAACTTGAACGACACACCACCCGGGCCGATGAACAACGCGCGCGAGTCCAGCGTCGTGTTCATGTTGCGCCACTTGGCGCTTGGGTGATGAAACAGGGTGTTGACGACGATCGCGACGTAGCCCTCGCTCCCATTACCTACATACACCCGGACGTCGCAGTTGTTGCCGGCTGAGATTAGCCCTGTGTGCATCTTGAGCACACACTGCCATAAGTTCGCGCCCGGTTCAGTCGCGACGTCGATCGGGGCGTAGTCTGGATCCGAGACTGTGAACGCGTTCTGCGTCGTAGGGGCGAGCCGGGCTGAGCCGTCGGACTCGAGCACGAGCTGCCGGATCCAGTCGCCGCAGAGGCCTTGTAGGTAGTTCATCCACACGGCAGGCAGGCGGTTACCTGGGGTCCAGCCCGCGGATGTGACGGGGCCTGGCGGTGCTGTGCGGGTGCCTGAGGTGGCGAAGTCTGGATAGTCGACAGGTCGTGCCATGTGCCTAGTCTAGCACAATCGCAGGTGCCCGCGCTTCGGCGGTGTCGTTTCCGCGCCGCCGTCCAGGACCGCGACGGCGGACTGCTTCGGGCCTGGGACGTCGTCCCAGACCGTACCTCTGCCGTCTTTCCCCCACGCGGCGCGCAACGCGGCCCACGGGATCAAGCAATGCACCGGGCGGTCAAAGGAGAGCGTGCCCGCGATTCCGTTGCCGTCTATCCACAGGTCGTGGATCGGTTTTGGAAGGTCGAGACCTATTTCTAGAACCACCTGCTCGTGTGTCATGAGGTCCACAGGCAGCACGACCCCAGGCACGGTCGCGTTCAGGTTCAGACCCACGATCCGATTGTGCTTGAGCAGCCACGTGACAACGTTAGCTTTTTCCATGCTTCACGCTAGCACACTGGCGAGGCGCCCGCCAACCGTGCCTGTGTCCCCGATACCTACAGTGGCGTCGTATGCATACTCGGCAGGGGTTCCGAACAAGATCAAGTCCTCGTACTCGCTGTAGACCAGGCCGATGCGCACGCCTGCGGCCTTGGCCCGGTGCAAGATCGCGTAGACCTGCTCGGCGCGCAGGAGCGGCGCGGCCGAGAACTGGACATAGCCCACGAAGTCGAGCAGCTCCAGCTCTGCCGTGCCCGCGACCAGGGTCAGGATCGTCTCCAGGTCTTGTGCCCGGCCTGCCGTGCGCAGCACTAGTAGCTGAGCCTGCAGCCACAGGCGATAGTCCTCGTCCGGCCGACCCTCGCGCGTGAGCCCGACCCATTCGCCGATCGCGTCGAGCTGGGCCCCGAGCGCGGTCTCGATCCGGTACGCCTCGGACACGAGCGTGCACTCAGCCTGGAGTCCATCCATCGGCGCGGCGAGCACGCGCACGAGCGCGTCCAGCTTGTCGTCGCCCCGCATATGCTCAGGCAGCCGAGCGACGGCCAGGTCCTCATGCGTGCTCATACGATCGTCACTCCGATGCGCGCAGTCGCGAGCTGGGGATACTGCGTGATCGCGACAGCGAGATCGGCCGTGCCGCTAGGGCTCGCGCTCGTGCCGATTGAGAGCTGGGTCACGTTCTTGATTCCACCCAGGGCGAAGATCGGCGCGTAGAGAGCGGCGCGCGCGATGTCGTCGCCAATGGTCCAGGTGCCGTCCGCGTAGTCGACCAGGGCCTGCTTGATCGCGGTGATGGCTGCGCCCGAGTCTGTCCATGTCGAGGTGTCGATCGAGACCTGGACCGCGGCGTAAACGAGCAGCGCGCTCGCGCGCGTGAACGACACGGTCTTGTCCTGACCGAGCGTGTTGACGGCCGTACCACTCGCGCTGCCGTAGCTCCCGACGCCGGCCGCTTTGTTGTCCCAGATCGCCTGAGCAACAGCATCATCGTCCGCGCTACCTCCGCCGTCCCAGATCACGATCTCGAAATGGTGCGCGGGCAAGCTGTCCACCGTGGAGTCGGTCTCGTTCTCGCGGCCAGACACTGTCACGACAGCTGTGACCTTCGACACGGCCGAGATGATCGCCTCGAGCGCAGCCGAGCCCTGGTCCCGGAGCTCGATCTCGCGGCGAAGTCGGAACTCAGCGTCAGTCTCTTCATTCGCGCCTAGCACTGCATCCGCGGGATTGGTCACGACAGCGCCAATGACTGGGCTGAGGAACTCCGTGATGGTCCCGGCTGCAGCCGCCTTCGGGCCGGTCGCGTTCGCAAGCGCTGCCACGGTCACGACCAGGGGCGAGCCCCCGCTATTGGTTACGGTCGCTTGCGTCGCCCATACCGTGACCGTGTCGCCCGGCACGCGGAACTCGCTCAAAGCCGCGACCGTGACTCCAGCCTGCAGCGTGAATGAAAGGGTGACCGAGCTGTAGCTCGCGGCCTCGGGCAGGGTGCCGGTCAGCGCGCCGAGCGAGCGGAGGCTCACCCCGGTCGCACCTTCGACCCGGTAGCTCTGCCACACGTCGCGCAAGCTCTGCTCCAGCGCCAGGATACGCTCCGACCAGATCCCAAGCAGCCTGCCGAATGCCGCGTTGTCGCTCACGTCCAGGGTCGGGTCAATGCGCGCGCGGGCATCCGCGGCCAGGCTGTCTCGGATCTCCTGTAGGGTGCGGACGCTGAAGCCGGTAGGTGATAGACCCATGTCGGGTAGGATAGCATGAATCGACGCAGCCGGCTTGCGAGCCGGACCCTTCAACGCCAGACTGTTCTTTGTCAGCGAACAAGGAGTAACTCAGATGGCTAAGCGAATCGGTCCCCGTATGTCTCAGGTCGTGTCGTTCGTCGAGCGCAACCCCGGTCTCTACATGTGCGCGGCTGCGCACCATGTGAACCCCTGCCCCGTGCCCGAGAAGGCCGAGAGCTATGGCTACAACACCGTACACCGGGCGATTGACGCCGGGCTAGTGCGCTGTGAGCGCGACAGCCGAGGGGTTCGGCTATACCCCATGCCGGAGTCTCATCCCTGCCCCGATTGTGGGCACGAGATGGTGCCCAGCAAGTGCTCGCCTCAGTTCAGCACCTGGTACGTGTGCCCAAGCCAGACGTGTGACTCAGAGTGACACCACGACCGGGACCCCACCCACGACCAGCGCCAGACCATCGATCACGATCGCGCCGTCAGGTAGGCCGCCGACCGTGATCAAGACCGAGCCGGTATCCCCGGCCGTGCCGTCTCCCGGGAGCGAGATCGTGGCCTCGATCCTGACCGAGAACAGGCGGGTCGCGAGCGAGTAGGTCACGACGCAGACAGGCACCGCCAACACCGCGGGGTCTGCCTGGACCACAGCGCGGAACACGGACGCAGCCGCTTGCTCGTCCGGGACCGCGCCTAGGATCTGCTCGTAGTATGGCGTACCTGTGTTCGCGTCTAGAAACCACTCGTTCCGGAACGTCAGCACGCGGTTGGCTATGCGCTGGGCTACGGCGTTGCCGTCGACCCGGAACACGAGCTGGCCGTTACTGACCTGCAGAGGTAGGGCCAGGTCCGTTAGCGTCGGCATTAGGCGCTCCCTCCTTACGGTTCAGCAGTCCGGCCACGGTCAAGCCCGTGGTGCCGAGACCGCCCACAATCCCCTTCCAGGGATCGGGCAGAGACACAGCCACGGCGCTCAGCGCGCCCGAGACTGCGAGCAGGAGCATGTGCGCCCACGGGGGCAGCTTCGGGAGTTGAGCAAGCATGCGTCAAGTATACCACGTCGTTACGTAAGGCGCACCTTCGTGGCAGAGACCGGAAGTAGCACCTGCGGGAGCGCCCCTGTAGTGGAAAGGAATGTGCTGGTTGCCGTGACTACCAGGGTATTCATAACCGGCGCCGGCGCCGGAGCAGGAGGGCCGGGAGGCGCGATCGTCTGCATGAATGTGATCAGCGCCGTCTTGAGCGCGAGCAGGTCTGCCGTCACCTTGGCGAGCTGCTGGTCCACGGTCTCTCCCCTGGCCGCGTGGTAGCTCGGGTTCGGATCAGCTAGACACACCTCGGCGGCCATCAGCCCGGCCGCGCTCGCGGGCACGGCCGAGGCCTGGACCCGGATCGGGAGCGCGACAGCGCCGTCCGGCCCGTGCCGACGGGGGTCCGCGCTCGGTCCTGGGGCTCCGCTCGCCTTCCAGCGCGCGATGCTCTCCTCCGAGAACAGAACCAGGACCTTGTCGCCTGCGGCTAAGGGCAGGTGCAGGATCCCAGCCGCGCAGGCCGGCCACAGGACCGGGACGTCGCGCAGGTCCGGCATTGCGTAATCCTGGTACACCGGAATGTCCAGGCTCACGGTCGCGCGCTGGGTCTGGGTCGCGTAGCTGGTCACGGTCCCCGGCAGCGCGGTGTGGACGTCGATGAGCGCGTCCGTGATCACGGCCTGGAAAACATCCACGTGCGAGGTCTCGTTCATGTGCTAAGCCTAGCACATGCAGTATCTGGGCGGGAAACACAGGCTGGCGAAACATCTGGTCAAGGCGATTCGAGCCGATGTCGGCAACGTCCCGGTCTGGGACGCGTTTTGCGGCGGCCTCTCGATGGCAACTGAGTTTTCCAAGACCGGTCCTGGTGTCGCCAGCGACGTACACCCGGCCTTGATCGCCCTCTACCAGGCCGTTCGGGCAGGCTGGACCCCGCCAGAGCACGTGACCGAGGCCATGTGGCGAGAGGCAAAAATGCTGCCGGACTCGGATCCGATGAAGGGCTTTGCCGGGTTCGGGTGCTCGTTCGGGGGTATGTACTTCGGGGGGTACGCAAAGCACAACCCCGGCAAGCTAGAGCACATATACACCAAGCGCGCGCTACAACGACAACTCGCCGCCCTCGCCTCCTGGCCTATCGTGAGGCTCTCGTTCTTCGATGTCACACCCGGACCGATAAACGGGATCATCTACTGCGATCCTCCGTACGCGGGGACCACAGGCTACAGCACCGGAGACTTCGACCATGCGTCTTTCTGGGCTCGCTGCCAGGAGTGGGCGCAGTACACCGCCGTGTATGTCTCCGAGTTCTCGTGCCCTACACCACACAGGGTCGTGCTAGAGATACCGCGCAGGATCGCGGTCTCGGGCACGTCCGAGGTCACGAAAGTTGACACCCTCTACCAGGTGTGTAAGGTATAGACCATGGCAAACACCCTGCCCCAGAAGACTCTCACGACCCTAGGCGGTAAGACCTACCGCATCACCGCGCTGCCGGCCGTGCTCGCGCGCCCGCTGCTCGTCACGCTGACGGCCACGATCTCCCGCGCCGCGCTCATCGGCGGCGGCGGAAACCAAGAGCTGGCTGTAGGCGCCTCGCTCACACCGGAGCTGTTCGAGCAGTTTTATAGCGCGTTCGAGCCCCAGACCGAGGTGCGCGGTCCTGAAGGCCACTTCGCACCCGTCACCACAGCGGCCGGCGTCGGGGGCCCGTTCGTGGGCCCAGACGTAGGCGACCTGTTCGAGATCATGGAAGCGCACATTGCCTGGAACTTCCAGGGTTTTTTCGCCCGCGCCGCGGCCCTGCGCGCAGCCAAGGCAGCGGCAACGGCGGCGCAGAAGTCCCAGAGCAAATCCTAGAGCTGGCGTACTGGACGCGGATTGCTCAGGCCGGGCTCGCGTCTGGGGTGCATGAGGTGCAGTGGCTCTGGAGCTGGGATCAGGCGGAAGATGCTCACTGTCTGCTTGACTGGCAGCAGCACTATCGTAGGATTGGATCATGAAGTACCAACTCTATACTGACCGCTGCGGCTGGGTCTCGATTGAGCGTGAGGAAGCGCTGCGCCTGTTCCGGTGCACGCGCTTCCGTGGCGCCCGCGAGCGCGGTTGGTTCAGGTCCTACATCATTCCCGAGGGTGTGCTCTCGGTTGCGGTGAGCCTATGAGACGCGGACATCAGATGCATGCGTTAGCTGCGTACGTGTCAGAACATCCGGGCACGTACGCAGGCCCCGCGCTGCGCGCGCTGGGCTGCAAGGATTACGAGGTTGTGACCCGGGCCTGGGTTGCGGGTATGATCTCGGTTGAGCTGGAGCTACACGGAGGTAAAATATGGAAACGACTACTACCGCGCGCCGCCTGCGCCGCGACCGTAAGCGCTGGAACAAGCAGCGGCGTCGCGTCCGCGTGCTCGTCTGTCGCGTCCGATACGACGTCGCTGCCGACATGTTCCGCAGCCGCGCCGGTTTCCTCAGCATCGGCGAAGTGATCCGGCTCCGATGCCCGAGGTAGGCGACATCATCAAGGTCCAGGGCGCGGTCAATGGCTGGGTCCTGGTCCTGGACGTGCAGGGGTCTCAGCTCATAGTAGAGACCTCGGACGGCAACCTACACACGCTGGAGGCAACATGCGCAAGCGCTTCGCACACATGTGCATCTAACCTGATACTAGCGACACCTGGCGTACCTCGGCCCGGTCTAAGATCGCATCTTTATTCACAACGGAGGCTGACATGCGACATCTATTTTTGTGTGTGCTACTGACCGCGTGCTCACTGGACACCGAGCCGCGCGCGCCTGATACGGGGGATGAGGACGGGGGCGTGACAGCGCGCGTAGAGGCGCTCTCTGGAGCCATGACCTGGCCCACGCTGAAGACTCGTGGCTACGACACGCTGAACGCACTCAAGTGCTTCGTAGGCGAGACCTCTGACTGCACCTACGGGATCGACTACTACGGGCGCCAGTGCACGGGCGGCTGGGCGTGCGCCCGCTGCAGGGTCCCGGGCTGGTTCACATACACGTCACGGGTGGACCCCTACACAGGCCGCGGTGTGATCTGGGTCGAGAACAAGACCATCGTCTCGAACGTCGCGCTGGGTCCGCTGCTTGCGGGTGACCTGCGCACGTTCAGCTACGACGGCGGGAAACGGTGCTGGGTCAAGCACTCTTGGATCTGGTACGCAGAGACCGACCTGTACTGACAAAACGAACGCGGCCGGTTTGCGCGATCGACCGGCCGCGTTCATGATCTGGGTATGAGCAACGCACGCAAAGTTCCGGCGACGCAACAAGCCTCGGTTTCGGCCAAGATCAACGCAATCCGCGCCGCAGCGGGGAATCCGGGCACGCACTGCCCCACGTGCGCACGCCGCGCGTGTGACCCTTACGCGCGCGTCGACAAGCGCGGACACACGACAGAGGGTTGTGTAGATGCTTTCCACCATGGTCACCTGATCGCAGAACGCGCTCGCTGGTATGCTCGCCCAGAGGCGCACGCCATACGCAAGGCTGAGCTGGCTCACCTGACCTCGCTCTAGACCGGGGGCACGCAGAGGGCCGTGACATACCAGTCATTCCCGAACGTGCTCCCGCTCCAGGTCACCTGCTTGACGAGCCACCTGCCTTCGGTCCCGACCTCAAGCAGGTAACCTGGCCGGATGTCGGCGGTCATGAGGTGCGTGATCTTGAGCTGGCGCTGCTTCTTTTTCTGGGGCTGGCCCTTCACGCTCACAGCCGTGGTCGTGACCTCGGGCGCGCCCACGAGCCCGGTCGTGACGTCCACGAAGCGACCCGGCAGCGCCTTGCCGTCCTGCACGACCACCAGCTCGCCGCTCTGGATGGTCGGGCGCATGCCGTACTGAGCGGTGATGCGCCCGAGCTCGGACATGGACTTACCGAACAGCGCGGCCCCATTCGCGAGCGTGATCCCGGCCAGGGTCTTGTTGTCCTTGGTGGCCAGGTTCAGGTCTCGCGCGACGCGCGCGACTGCGGCCTGGATGCTCGACCCCTGGCTCAGATTGAAGGCCACCGTGGCGCTCGCCTCGTCGCCATCACCAGAGCTGATGGTCGTGACCCACTCCGCGTGCTCGTGCTTGTGATTGATATCACGCAGCTTTCCGCGAAAGATATCGGCCAGCTTCTGGCCCCGGTACCCGGCCTGCAGCCGGACCTCGACCCCGGCCGCGCTCGCGCTCCATGCCGCGCGCGTGGCCTCGCTCGCGCCAAACACCTGGATGCTCGCGACGTTGGGCTTATCCGACAGGTCGGCCTGGACCGAGAACGTGCAGTCGAGCTCGTTCGCGATCAGGCCCCCGATGTGGAGTGAGATAGAGCGCTCAGGCAACATACACCAGCACACAGCGTGCGCCTAGGTCGGCGCGCTGAGCCTCGGTCGTGTCCTCGGTCGAGGAGATGAGCATGATCTCGCCCGCAGGGCGGCTGGCGTGCGTGCAGTAGACCAGCACGGGACGCCACAGGGTCAGGGGCGCGCCCTCGGTCAGGGGCTCCAGCGTGTCGCTAAGGAGCACGTCAATGAACCAGCGAGAGCCGTCCCAGGCCAGGCGCAGGAGGTAGTCATTGCTCCCGAGCCTGGCCTCGACCTCGTACAGGTCCTGGTAGTCGGTCAGCTCCGGTGTGGGGATCACGAGCATGAATCGGAGTATAGCACGTTGACTGGGACCAGGCCGTGCGGCAGAACTAGGGCATGCCTGTCGAAATCAGAAATCACCAGGGTGTTGTACTTCTCACGATCCCGACCGAAAACCTCCGCGGCGCGGCCCTCATCGGCGCGGCCCTCAGCGGCGCGGCCCTCCGCAGCGCGGACCTCAGCGGCGCGGACCTCCGCAGCGCGGACCTCCGCAGCGCGGACCTCCGCAGCGCGGACCTCCGCAGCGCGAGCCTCAGCGGCGCGAGCCTCAGCGGCGCGAGCCTCAGCGGCGCGGACCTCCGCAGCGCGAACCTCCGCAGCGCGAACCTCCGCAGCGCGGACCTCAGCGGCGCGAACCTCAGCGGCGCGAACCTCAGCGGCGCGAACCCCAGCGGCGCGAACCTCAGCGGCGCGAACCTCACTGGAGCGAAGTTGCCGCACTTTCAGATCGTGCCGAGCGAGGGCGAGTTCGTGGCGTGGAAGAAAACCACGACAGGTGTTATCCGGGTGCAGGTCCCCGCAGACGCAGTCCGCACAAGCTCGCTTGTCGGGCGTAAGTGCCGCGCGAGCCACGTGATTGTGATGGATGCGGGTGGTAAGTCACCTACGAAGGGTGAACTGGACTATAGTGCGGTGGGATCTGTGGTGACCGCGGACAAGTTCGACGACGACATCAGGGTCGAGTGTACGCATGGCATACATTTCTTTATGACCCGCGTCGAGGCGGAGGAATACCGATGACCTATTCTGAGACCTGTCTCCTGGTCGCCGCGCTCGCCGCGTGGCGAGAGATCGTGATCCGCCGCCACGGCGCGGGATGGCGGCGCGAGCTGGCCGAGAACCACAAGCAGGCGGTGTCGAGATGCTAAGCAAGAAATGGAAACGAGCCGGACAGTGGTGGCTGCTAGGGGATGCAGCCCGTGTGCACCCGCAGGGGTCGAGCACGCTCTGGGTCGCGTACGCGCAGGTGCGCGGTACCACGGTCTGGCTCTCGATGGGCTACACGACTGCGGCGGCTGCCAAGCGCGCCGCCGAGGCCGAGCTCAAGGCCATGGTCGAGACTCTGCAGGGGGCAGTATGACCTCGTTTGACTTCACGCTCGGCGCGCTGGTGTTCGTGCTCCTTGTCTTGGCGCTGGCCAGAATGTGCGGGGCCGTATGAAGTGTCCACTCTGCGGCGGCGAGGGCGAGCCCTTGTTCACGGGCTTTGCCTGCCGAGGCGCGCGTGACTGCAAGAACTACGTCCGGGACACGATCCCGACGATGGCGATCGGCTTCAGCGTGACCCAGGCCCGGAGCCTGGTCGCGCAGGGGATCGCGGTCCAGTTCTGGAGCACGCTCTACGAACGATGGACCACCCCATTCCCGGGCTGGGAGAAGGATCATCCTGGGCCCTGGGTCAAGACCCGATGGAGGCTCAAGCCATGAAACAACCACGGCGTAAGCCTGCGGAATCCTTAGAGGCAATGCGCGAACTGATTCAGTATCACGAGGCCGCGTACCGCGCGGGTCTGCGCGAGATCTCGGATGAGGTATTCGACGCGCTAGTGCAGCGATACCTCAAGGCACTGCACGAGGCGACACCATGATAATGGCAGGCGTTTGCCTACTTGTCGGATACTTGTCAAACGGGCGCATGGGCCTGATCGGGCTCTTGTGTCTGCTCGCCTGCCCTGCCGCGTTCTTGGGCTGTCTACTCGGCGCGCCAGAGGCGTGGGCTCTCTTTGGCCTGCCCTTAGGCTGGCTTCTGGTCGCATGTACGCGGGAGTGTCCTTGCTGCACCCCCGAATCTCGTGTTAGGACTAAACCATGACCGGAAAAGAAGCGTTCGAGATGTACGTGCAAAACATCGGTGGCCGACCCTACGATGGCTGGAGAAGCTGGGCTGATGTCCTACCACCATGTCGTGTCTTATGGGCCGCCTGGGCCGATGGCGAGATCGAGGCCTACTTCGATCACACAGACGAGGACGCGTTCACTCTCATGTATCCCGAGCTATTACCATGTCGTTCGTCTACATCGCGCTGACGCGCATGCACGCCCTAGCTGCGTGCGGCACACACGAGGACGCGCGCGCGTACCTGGTCAACGGCCACGGCTGGCTAGTGGTGAGCCCGATCCGGATACTAAGCAGTGGACTGACGCTGTGTCAGGTCGAGGCCTAGACAATCCACGCCGACGCGCCGACCTTGCGTCTAACGAAGTCGATCGTGACGATAGGCGAGATTTGTGCGACGGTGCAGTCGAAGCGCAGGACCAGCCACACTCGCGTGTATCCGGTCACGCTGCGCGCTGCGCCGCTGACGTGCCACGTCTCTCCGGTGTGCGAGGAATGAAAGAACGGGCGCCAGACCGAGTTGGCCCCGCCAGTGACACCGGCCGTCGAGACGAAAAATCCGCCGATGTCAGGGGCTGACACACCTTTCTGCAGCGCCTGACCGGACTGCACGCGAGTGCTTCCAGGTGGTTCCATTAGCCCGATCTGTCGGCCTGTGCTTGATAGGTTGCGCCACTCCACCACAAGTGCGTCGGCGCTGGCCGGAAGCCCAGATCCGTTGTCCTTCCACAGACCGAACCCTACATCCACTGAGTTGCCGGAGGCGTTATTATCCCACTGCGCAGATACCGCACAGCGTAGCCAGAACAGGGAGGTATCCGCCACTGTCACAGCTTTGTACAAAATGTAGGACTTGGTCGCATTAGGAAACTGCAGGAACAGTTGCGAATCGAGGGTCCGGCGTCGAAAGTGCACTGCGGCCGGCGACGTCCACGGGTTAGTGGATCCGTCCCCATCGTCGGTCAGAACGGAGGCATCGTTCAGTCCGTACATCGTCCAACCCGCGTACGCGGTGAACTCGTCGTCCAGAGAGTCTGCGACCACAGGAGGGGTTAGGTAGACGTTCGAGCTCCCGGACGATCCCGCAGGTCCTGTCGCGCCTGTGGCTCCGGTCGCGCCGGTCGGCCCTTGAGGTCCGGTGGCACCTGCGGGGCCTTGAGGTCCGGTCGCGCCGGTCGGCCCTTGCGGCCCTGTCGCACCCGCAGCACCGTCGGCACCTGCAGGACCCTGAGGTCCGGTCGCGCCCGCAGCACCGTCGGCACCTGCAGGACCCTGAGGTCCGGTCGCGCCCGCAGGGCCCTGAACCCCCTGCGGGCCTTGAGCACCAGTCGCACCTGCGGCACCGGCCGGACCCTGAGGCCCGGTCGCCCCGGGCGTGCCGCCGAGCGCGACGTCGACCGAGAGCTCGGACGTGAGCGTAGTAAAGATCTCGATATCACTCATGGTTCCACCACTGTCAGGTCGCCGCGCAGGAGCGCGAACACGACCGAGCCGATCGTCGCCGTGGCCGATATCCCCCACGAGCCGGGGATCAAGTCGGTCTCGGCCGCGGTGAGGGCGAGCTGCACACGACCGTCGCTCAGGAGCGAGGTGGCGAACGTGGTCACGGCCGGGGCCGTCCCGGTCCGGGCGAAAATCGAGGTCTCGAACGTGGCCGAGGTCAGGTCGACCTGTGCGCCCGTATCGTATTTAGGCCGACAGTTCAACCGAAGCGTCGTGCCGGCCAGGATCCTGATCCGGGTAGGCTCGGGGTACAGATCGAACGTTTTGGCCATTGCGCTAGTCTAGCACGCGGGGTATGGTCGGGGTATGGACAAGCTGGTATTCGGTCTGTGCGTCACATACGTCGCCGCCGTGATTCTCTGGCACGCCTTGATCGCGCCCCTGCTCTAGGTCACGATCTGGGCATGCTCACGATCCTAATCCTGACCGCCGCGGTTGAGCTTGCCCTCGGGCTTGGGCTCGTCTTCAATCCGTGACCAGCTCGCCCTTGTGCGACCAGGCCCCGGCCTTGTCCCCGACCTTGAAGCCCAGGCTCGCCCGGTTCGTGGCCTCGGGCGCTTTCTCGGTCGCCGCCACGCGCTTCTTCGGCGCGGCCTTGACCGTCACCAGGGGCTTGGTCTCGGGCAAGGCGTCGACCGTGGCCAGGCGCACCTGCCGCAGGGTCATCTGGATCTGCAGTCCTCCGCTGGCGTCGCGCGAGCACGTCACGCTCGCGAGCGCGAGCCGCTCGATCGTGGCCAGGCCGGTGTACAGGGTCAGGAGCTCGCCCTTGCCTCGCAGGTCGGACAGGGTCGCGTAGACCGCCTGCTCTCTCTGTAGGGGCTGGCTCGGGCCGTATACGCGCCCCTTGGGACCGGGTATCGTGATGAGCTGCGCCGCCGAGGCCGCGAGCTGGGACGCGATCGGGTTGAATGCCCCGGACACTCCGGCCGAGCCCCGGTTGCGCGCGACGATATCCGCCAGAGTCTGGGGCTCGACCTCGACCTCGCGCGCCTGCCAGCTCACGCCGTCGGCATGATCCAGGGGCAGGTACACGGGCGAGTTGCTGATCACGCCCTCGAGCGCGATCTCGAGCGGAAGCGGCCGGATGTGATCCACAAGCGCGGCGCCCTGCTCTACCGGATGCTCGGTCACTTCCTGGTTCAGTGTATGCACCTCGCGCAGGACTGCATCAAAGGTGAGAAAGAAACTACCCCAGGTCAGCTTCGTGGCCATGGCCTAGTGTAGCATGCTCGCGCTTTAGCCGGGCCACAGGAAGGCCAGGCGCGCGGCAGGGTCAGGAGCCTACGGGAGGGAGCACGGTAGCGGGGCTCGCGGGCGAGAACGAGATCGTTGCCGCGGCGGTGCGCGCCTGGAACGAGCCCGCGCTCACGACCTCGAGCACGTCGCCAGCAGCCACGGGGTGAGTCGCGGCGTACTTGGTGACCACGTCCGAGACCTCGTCAGCGGCTCCGGTCGAGATGCGCACGCCTGCCCGGTGTGTGCTGGGTTGGGGATTGGTACGGTTGAACACGAAATAGTCTGCCATGTAGGCAGGATATCACGCGGCCAGGTCGCCGAACAGATCCTCGCCCTGGTAGTCCTCGCCCGACACGAACGTGGGCGCGACGCGGTCCGCTGCCGCGATCTCGGCCATCTCCGGGCTCGCACCCTCGGCAATGGCCAGGAGCGCGATCTCAAGGGCGGTGTTCGTGGTGGACTGCTTGAACATGCCCAGGAGTACGGACGGTCGCGGCCAGGCTTTAGGGCGAGGGCTTCGATTTGTCAGGGGCCGCCGTACACGGTCAGGTGACGTAGCCGCAGGCCGGGCAAGGCGCGGCGCAGCCTATGCGCTCGGACCAGAGCGCGCGTTCGACGGCGCTGCGCAGGCCCCAGAACGCCGACATCCGCCAGTCTCGCTCGTCCTCATCCTCGGCCAGATCGATGTTTCCGATCGCCTCGGCGGCGGCTGCCACGTCGGCGTGCGCGTCGCTCCAGCCCGGCCAGTAGTACTCGATCGCGTCCGTGACCATGTCCTCGATCAACTCGGCGTGTTTCACTTGACGATCCTCCTCTGGAATGCTCGGGTCAGCTCTGCAGTGACGTCTCGGGTCGGGTCTTGGTTCAGTTCCCAAGCCGCCCAGCGGCCCGCGCTCTCGAGATGGATCCGGGTCCACTCGTGGTTACGCGCCCGTCTCGCGATCGCGGATTGGGCCAGGTGCCACAGTGTTTGCTTCAGCATGCCCAGATCATGACCCGGCCCTGACCAACTCGGCCACTTAGCCCGCGCGCAGCCGCCAGAGCAGGTGCAGGAGCCGCCCTTCTCGGCGGGGCACTTCATGCCTCCCGGAAACCCAAAGTCCGTGCGCTTCACCTGCACACGCGCATAGTTCCGATCGTGCTGGTCCTCGTCCTGGGCCAGGCGCAGGTTGCCGAGGGCATCCGCGGCCTTGACCACGTTCCAGGGCGCGTTCGCGCGCGAGCCGAAGAAACGCCGCGCGGCCTGAGTGGTTCGAACCAGGAGCGCGTCAACGTGTGAGTACATCATGTCTAGAGCATGGCCCGGCTCGCGCTGCCTGTGCAAGGCGAAAGGCCATTTCACTTCTGCAAGGTTTGTGCTACATCTAGGCACATGACCGCAGGCGAATACTCGACCCTCCTCACGCGCTGCGCACAGGCCCTCTACACAGGCTCGACCAAGCCCGAGGCTAAGGCCGCTGCGCCTCTCGCGCTCGCCGGGATCAAGACCAAGATCGCAGGCACGTGCGCGCTAGCTCACGAGACCCTGCGCTATACTACTAGCACGGCCGTGGTGGCAGCCATGCCCACACGCGCACACCTGGTCGACGCCGCCTTTGAGGCTTTCATCTCGGACGTGCGCGCTCGCATTGACACGCTCTAGGGCCTGACCCTGCCCGCCAGCCCGCGCCGGAGCTCCTCGGTCTGCTGAGCGTGCGCGTCCTTGGCGATGTTCTTCATCTGCCGCGCCATGTCGGCCGGGTCATTGGCCTCGATCTTCTCGATGTTCATGTTCAGGACCGAGGACACGCCGGTTGCCCCGGCCTCGGTCTGTAGCACGTCCGCACCCACGCGCCCGTAGACGCGCTGTTGCACCTCGGCGTCGAGCCCGCGCTTGTTCGCGCGCTGCAGGCGCCCTGCGTCGCCCGTGAACGCGTTCCTGTCGTCGGGGCTCGCCTGCAGGTAGCGCACGCGCTTGTCCGCGTCCTCTAGCGCCTTGAGAGCCTTGAAGTAGTCCGCGCCTCCGCCTTGCGCGCGCAGCTTCTCGACCTCGCGCTGGAGCCTGACCTGCTCCTGCATCGCGCGCCCGATCTCGATGTTCTGCTCCTTGATATCCTCGAACCAGCTCTTTTTGTTCGTGTTCTTGGGGTTCAAGAGCTCGTCCAGGCCCGCGACCTCGTCCTTGACCAGGGCCATGGCAGTCTTCATCAGACCAGCGCGCTCCAGCATCTGGCCCAAGGCCGAGTCCCCGCCCTCGAGGAAGCTCTTGACGTCGTCTGCCGCCAGGGCGACCACGCCCAAGGCCGCGCCAAGCCGCATGAACTGCCCGACCTTGCTCGAGGACAAGCCCAAGGCCGCGGCCTGAGCGAGCGCGAGCGCCGTCGTGGTGGCGAGCGCAGCGCCCAGGAACTCGGTGCCCTCGAGCATCTTCATGGTCGCGTTCGTGCCCTTCTCTGCCACCTGCAGGAAGGTCGTGAACGGCGGCAAGACCGAGGACAGCATCGTGCTCGCGACCCGCTGCTGAATGTAGTGCACGCGATCGAGCTCGTCCTGCACCTTGGCCGCGCGCTCGATGAACTCGTCGGTGAAGCCGCCGCCTAGCGCTTCGAACTCGTCGGTCAGGGCCTTGATGCCCTCGCGCCCCTGCTCGAGGAACGGGACGAGGGCGCGAGCCCCGCGCCCGAACAACTGCACGGTCGCTGCCGCGCGCTCGGCGTGCGTCGGGAGCTTGCTGATCCCGTCCGCGATCTCGGGCAGGAGCTCGGCCATGGGCTTCATGCCCTTGGATACGTCCACGCCCAGCTTGGCGAACAAGACCGTCTGCGCGCCCACGCCCGCGGCCGCTGCGCCGACCTCGTTGTTGAGCCGGCCCAAGGCCCCGATCATGTCATTGACGTCGGACCCGCTCAGCTTGGCCGCGTACCCGAGCGCCTGCAGCTGCTGCGCGCTGATGCCCAGGGCCTTGGACGTGTCGTCGAGCTGGTCCGCCTGCTCCACGTAGGACAGGAGACTCGAGCTCAGCTTGCCGAACAGGTCGAACCCGATCGCAGCTTGGGCCGTGCGCGCAAAGTTGGTGAGTTGTGTCTCACCTTCCTTGAAACTCGACTTATCCGTTTTCAGGGTCAGAATCGAGACGAGCTCGGAAATCACGGTCATGCGCCTAGTCTAGCACACGTCTGACCTTACTCCCTGACCCAGCGCTTAGGCTCGGACACCTGTGCACCGCGTAGGACCCAGATACGCTCAACGCCTGTGTGCACGCGCGCGTACTGTAGTCGGCGTAGTGCCTTGCCCAGCATTCGGCTCGACTGGGGATGCGGCAGGTCCATGTGTGCCGCTAGCTCCCGCATGCGCAGCACGTCGGGAGGGTCGAGGGCCAAGATGGCCTGGGCTAGCATCTCTGTCCCGACCAAGGCGGCAGCGGCGGACGACAGAGGGAGAGGAAGCGGGTCCAGTACGGGCTGCGTCAGCGCGGCCTCGAGCTGCTGCAGGTTCTTGATCGCGGCCCTAACGGTTGATAGTAACTCGTTCATGTCCCTAGTGTAGCACTGTGAACGGCTGATAGTAACAGGAAACGACACCTAGGGTTAGGGATGCGTGGCCCCACTAGGGCGGGCCTGGCGTCTACAGGTTGACAGATAGCCCTTGAGTGAGCCGGAACGTGTAACCCCCTGAAACCATAATCACATATACATCCTTTACTCTATATACACATAGGTCTAAAGTCTAGGGGAGAGAGAAAGTAGTGATAGGCATACTATACCCTCCCCCTTGATCTCGTTCCCTGCCTTTTCGGCGACCTCGCGTCAGATGTGTCAACGCGGCGCCGAGGCACCTCAGCGGGTCTGGCGCCTTACACGTCCGTGGCGACCCTGTAGAGCCCGGCGCCGCGACTTACACGTAGACCCAGGCCCTGCCTGCAGATGTACGTATGAGTGTGCGCGTGTACCCTTCCTCGAACAGGTCCAGGTCCTGGAACGGGTAGAGCTCGAGGGCCACTGCGCCGAGCCCGGTATAGAGATGGTTCTCGAGCACGACCATGCCGCCCGCTGTAGCCTCGCCAAGGCACGGGCCCTCGAGCAGGTGATGGTTCTCGCCCCCGCTCTTGAGCGTGCCGTAGACGGCCAGAGGGTAGGTCAATGGCCAAGCTAGGGCTAGGTCGAGTTCCGCCCTCGCCGCCGAGCCCCGGAGATGGAGCGTGCCCCCGTCCCATTGCGAGGGGCCCATGTAGCCCGTGACCTCGTACTCGGTCAAGAAGTAGGTCGCGGCCGCGATCCGGTTCTTCTCGTCAGCATCGACTGTGACAGTGAACGGTGTCATGGTCGGTATGTGTGTTGATGTGTGCTGAGTTGCCATAGATCGCCCTACGTGACGTGACACTACATGTATGGTCATTTGACGCGCCAGACCTTGACCCCGGCCCGTTCCGAGATCGAGGCATATCACGGTGCCTGCCCCGTCCCCCAGCAGCGCTGACACGTCAGGTCCTGGGTCAGGCTCCTGACGTAGTGCTTGATGGCGCCTGTCCCTCCGCACGCGCTGCACGCGTCAGGTCTGGACTCCCGCCATACCTGCGCTCGCTTCTGCAGCTCCAGGATCTGGGCCTCGAAGTCGCTCGAGACCTGGTCCCATAGCTGGGTCTCGACCTCGGCCAGCTCTGCCTTGGTTGGCTTGCGCATGCTACCGAACGTGATCCAGATGTAGCCCCCGTCCCTAGCGGGGCTTGAGATGCCGGCCTCCCAGCGCTTGTTGTGTCGTCGTACTTCCATGCTCAACCCTCCTTCGCTCGGCCCAGCACGTCAAGCCAGACGCTCTCGGGCACGACGTAGCCCTCTCCGGGCACCGAGGGATAGCCGTGCCCGATGATCACCCCCGACGCATGCACCCAGAGGTGCTCGTCTCCGCGCACCAGGAGCCCGCCCCAGGACCATAGCCAGGCCCTAATCATAGGCGGCCTCCTGGCACGCGAGCACGATGTTGCCCATGGCGTCTCCTAAGAGCAGGAGCCACAGCGGCCCGCAGCCGAATCGCACCCAGGCCTCGTTTGAGCGGATGCAGATGGATTCGATATCACTCAGCATGGCACCAATCCTTGGCGATGAAGTCGGCGTGTGAGAACGAGGTCATGGCGAACGCCGCTGGGTAGCCCGCGCGCTTGACCTTGTGCCCGCGCACCACAGTCTTACCATCCGCCAGCGCGCGCAGGATATCGGCTTTGGTAGAAAAAGTGGTCATGGTCTGCTCCCGTTCGATAGCTTGGCGCCGCCGATGGCGCCATTAGGGCGCATCTGTTTCCGCTCGTAGATGGCCTGGCAGATACAGCCCGGCCGTTTCGACCTCGGCTTGAGAATCGCCTTGTACTTGGGATGTAATGGGCATTTAGCGACCATGGCTCAAACCCCTCAAGCGCTCGAACGGTACCACGCGGCGGATGGCCGCGCAGGCCTCGGGTGAGTTGATGCAAGTGCCCCTAAGCGCGTAGTAGCCCTCCTCGCGCAGCCGGACGCCCCCGAAGCGTAGCAGCCACGACAACATCTCGAACTCGTCCTCGCATGCCTCCCAGGCCTGGCGCGCAGTCGAGAACTGCCCCGCCCAGGCGATGGACTCCTCGCACGCGCCGAGCTTCTTGAGCTGTCTTTGGAGCAGGCTCGGGGGCATGTACTTGACGAGTCGTGCACGGCGCTCCGTGCGGCAGCTGTCGTACACTTGGTCATCCATGTTACAGGTGTAGTACGCAAGCCGCACGTCGTCCGTTTCTGGCCCGCCCCTTCTCCGCCACTCCTTGGCCAAGACCTTGAGCGCGCGGCGCATGCTGGCGCCGGTTCCGGGTGAGTTGATTGCTTCGAATAGGGTCATTCGCCACCTGTGCGGGGTATACGTCGTCCATCCTCTGCACGATCGTATAGATCATAGGGGTTGTGTGCTGCTGCAGGCTCCGCCTCCGGGCGCTTGATCTCCGCCTTCAGCCGCTCGATCTCCAGCTGCGCTGCGGCAAGGCGGCCCTCAAATCCGGCGCGCGAAGCCTTCAACCGCTCGA